GTGCCACGGGCGCGACCGGGCCAACGGGTGCAACCGGCGCAGTTGGAGCAATCGGGCCAACGGGTCTCACGGGCGCAACCGGCGCTATCGGACTCACTGGCGCAGCCGGCCCAACGGGTGCGGCGGGAACTGCCGGTGCCACGGGCGCGACCGGGCCAACGGGTGCAACCGGCGCAGTTGGAGCAATCGGGCCAACGGGTCTCACGGGCGCAACCGGCGCTATCGGACTCACTGGCGCAGCCGGCCCAACGGGTGCGGCGGGTGCCGTCGGCGCAACTGGACCGACCGGCCCCACGGGCTTGACGGGTGCCACGGGCTCAATTGGACTCACCGGGCCAACCGGACCCGCAGGGCCAGCGCCATCGGGCGCGGCCAACTTAGTTCTCGCGACGCCGGACGGCGTGCCGGGCGTATCGAGCTTGCGCGCGCTTGTCATCGGCGACATCCCCGCGATCCCATGGACGAACCTCACGGGCGTGCCCGCGCTTCCCGCGACTAAGGCCGCCGCCGCTTCGAATTGGTTGAATAGTTACAGCTCCGCGACGGGTCTATTTACTGCGGCGCAACCGGCCTTTACTGACATCACCGGCGTCGCGACGCTCGCACAGATTCCGACCGGCTATCTCTGGAGTAACCTCGGCAATGCAGGCGGGAACCTCACCTTAGCAAACGCCGCATTCACCACCGAATTCGATCAGACCTCAAACGCCGTGTGGCTCTGGAAGAACACGACGACAGCGACGGCCTTGACGACCAACGCAAGCCCCTTGCTCGAAGTGGCGGCGAACTACTGGACGGGTTCCGCTTCGGCTCAAGATACTTGGACGATTGGTTCTAGTTTGGCTGCTGGAACCAATCGTCCAAGCACCTTAACCATCGCTCACAGCGGAAGTACGGGCGCAGCTACAGTGAGCGTGCCGGGGCTATTGAGCAACCCCTCGCAGTATTGGGGCGGCGGCGGCGGCGACCCCGCAGGCATCGGGTCCTCGGGAGCGGGTGGGGTTTACATTGGCACGGGATATGGCACTCCAAGCGCAGCCAAATTTATCATCGGTGATGGTACTGGTTGGCAGTTGCAATTCGCCAAAAGAACTGCCTCTGTCAACACCACGATGGCCTACATCACAGACCAAGGCAGCATCAGCGGCACCAACTTCTATATCAGCGGCACGCAGATTCAAGCCTCAAACTTGTTGAACGGAACCACGGGCACCGCTGGCTCTGCAATCGTTTTGGCTGGGGGATCGCCAGCGTTCACCGGGACACCTACCGCCACGACTCCCGCAGCCAGCGACAGCAGCACGAAAGTCGCCACCACTGCTTTTGTCAAGAACACTACGGGACAGACAACCATTGGTGTAGCGGGAGCCACACAGGGCATTCTCAGTTTGCAGGGGACCACTTCCTCTCCCGGCACATTGATACTGGGTTCTGGTTCGCAGCACGGCATCATCAACGGTGGCAACTACTTATCCTCCGACCAATACACGGTTATGGGGGGCGTGGGTAACCCTCGATTGGGCGACATGACGAACGGATGGTGGGGCGATTATCAGGACGAATTCGCCTACGCTTCTCAGAAGGGTGCAACTACGACATTCAGCATCGCCCCTTCAAGCGGTTCAGCCAGCGCCATGTTCCAAGATGACACGACGACTGCCCTCTGGAACAGTGGCGTAACTCTTCCATCGCTGCAAATCACGGTAGACTTCACCACCACTTCGGCTGGTAACATTCCCAACCGTGGCAACGGCTACTTCAACCCTGCGCTCACCTTCCGGCAGGGAGGAACCCTACTCAACACCCTGCAATGCGAGTTTTGGCTGATAACTACGCAGTCGTACACCGTCAGCAATATCGCCGTTGCTGCGAATGTCCTGACCTTGACCACCAGTGTGAGCGCAGCAAATTTCTTCAACAACCAGCAAATTTCGTTCACGGGTGTGGGCACAGCCACTTGGCTTAATGTAGCGACCATCAGCAATATTGCAATAGACGGCAGCAACAACCTGACGGTCACGTGCGCCAATAATTTCGTCGTAGGGCAGACCATCAAGCTGACAGGCTTGACCACTGCGACATTCTTAGAAGCGCAGATTGTTACGATAGCAACTGCGTCTACCACCCAATTCACTGCGTCTTTCACCCATGCTTTGTATGCTTCGGCGGTTGACACAGGAACCGCTGCTCCATTCGTGATGGTTACCACCGTATCGGGAGCCACGGTCACTTGCAGCATCACAGCACCTAACTATGCGTCCACGGCGGACACGGGCACCACGCAGGTTGGCACTGGCGCAAACAGTTGGATGACGGCGTACAACACAACGTCGGCGCAATCGGTTATGTACGGCAGCGGCGGTCTAACTACGGGACAACTTTGGATCATGGGCCCGGCTGGCATTCCGTGCTTTCCAGACGGGCCGGTTATCAGGAAGATACGCTACACCTTCGGCATCACTTCGCCGCTTACTAACAATTTCTCCATCCAGCGAATGATGTGTTACCACGCTACCGCACCTACCGACCCGTGGCACATTCACACAGGCGGCGTGGCGACGGGCTTCGGCAGCATGTACGGCAACCTACAACTTATCAGTAACACGGCTGCGACCAGCGGCACGACCAACACTTCGCCTTCGCTGCTGTTCGATGCTAACTATTGGACGGGTTCTGCCTCAGCACAAGACCAGTGGTCGCTGACGCAAAGTCTGGCAGCGGGAACCAATGGAGTATCAACTCTTACTCTTGCTCATACCGGGAGTGCGGGCGCTCAGCTAAACATCCCATGCTCCATCAATCAGACTGGCGGTTCGTTCACTGGCGTTGCTTTCATATTAGCGGGAGCAACTTACGCTCTTGGAATCAATGGACGTTCTCGAATTTACTCTCCGGCAGACGGCACGCTGGAATTAACCAACACCGCCGCCACCGGATTCAACACCCTGCAATTCTTCACGGACACAGGCATCAGCCGTCTTGCTGCGAACTCACTCGCCATCGGCAACGGCACGGTCGGAGATTTTAGCGGCTCCCTGAAACTGACCACGCTGCAACTCGCCGCCTCTGCGAGCGCACCGACATCAGCCGCTACGGCGGGCACGGCGGGTCAAATGGTCTACTTCGGCGGTTTGGCGTATCTCTGCACCGTGACGGGCGCAGCGGGTTCGGCAACTTGGTCGAAGGTCAACTTAACAGCGGTCTAAGGAGACTTATGAGCATCACGTTACCGACAGCGCTTCAATCCTCGCTCACCATCGGCGGAGTCGCGAAGGAGACGGACAACTTCGCCGCCGTCACTTCGATGACGGTGGACTGGCTCGGGAAGACGTTGACCTTCATCATCCAGCAAGGCACGACGGTCGGGCAGGTTTTCACGCCGGGCCAGTATCCGCCGAACTACGTGGTGATCCTGAGTTTGACGACGGGAGTCTGGACCATCAGCGGCTCCGCTCTTACCGGCGTCATCACAGGCGCGCCCGCCGCCGCCGTGCTTGCAAACCTCTTGGCGACGCGCAACGTGCTTGAGGCTTTCGTTGTGGCGACGACCTTGTTCGGAGCCGCGACCGATGTGAATTGGACTTCCTAATATGGCAAAAAAACTCATGCAGTTCGAACCGAAAGTTATCAAGCTCAGCGCCGAGCAGAAGCTCCGCTTTCGCGATGCACAAGTGCGCGTCCTCGGGATGATGCAGCAGGCAACACAGATGCGCGATCAGGCGGCGGCAGCAGACCAAGGGCTCATCGCGCTCCTTACCGAAATCGCAAAAGAGAATCACGCGGACCCCCTCAAGTACACCATCGACCTCGAAACTTTGAATTTCACGCTCAAGAAAACCACGGGGTAAGCCATGCCTGTCATCGTTAATCAACCGCTCGGGCCGCCGAAACAAACAAGCGTCCGAGGCGGATGGACCTGCTCGCAACTAATCGAAATGGCCGACCGGCGCACGGAGCGCCGAGGGTCGAAGACGCTCGACCTGCAATCGGAATTTCTCATGGCGTTGCAAGAGTTTTGCATGGAGTACCGCTGGCCATGGCGGCGCACCACAACCCAGCTCATGACGAGCGCGGGCAATTGGGAATACGACCTCACCGACCCGGCGAATGCGAACGCGCCCGACTTACAGCAGTTCATGCAGCACGGCGTCAAGATTTATCCGAACTCGGCGCAGCCGAATCAATACTCCGAAGTGACTCCGCTCTTCGAGCGCGACTTGCAGGATGCGGCGATCTTCGCGAACACGAATTACCCGACATCGAACTCCGGGCCGCCCGCACAGTATTTCATGATGCCGGGCGACTTCATGACCATCGCTTTCACGCCCGTGCCCGATCAGTCTTACGCGGTACAGCTCGGCTATTGGGCCGTCCCGAACATCACCGACGACTCGCTTCCCGAGGCGATTCCGCTTGTGCCTTCGTTCCTGCATCACGTGCTCCTCAAGAAGCTGGAAGGGCAAATCTTCCGCTACACCATCGGCGAGGGTGCCGAAAAATATCAGGCTGCAATGCGCGAATACACGGCGCTCGTGACTAAGTACCAAGGCTCGATGGGCATCGTTCCGGGCGAACATATCGACTGGAGCGCGGACGACTCGACTGAATGGGGGAACGGCGGCAGCGCAGTACAGAGCACTCGATAAATGCCTCGTCTGAAATCGCAGGAACAAAGTTCGTTTGGCGGCGTCGATAGTCGCTCCAACCCGATCAACCTACCACCACAACGCTTTCTCTACATGAAGAATTGGATTTCGCGCCCCGACGGACACATGGAGCTGCGCGACGGCTACACCGTTCTTGACATGGCACCCGTTGAATCCGGCGTGCCGATTCATTCCTGCTTCCCGTATCAGACCTTGCTCGGCGCAGTGCTCGGCGCGACCGTCACGCAGACCGTAGTCGCGAACTCACTCACGCCCGGCAATTACTACGTTCTCATCGTCAAGGAAACCGCATCGGGTGCGCTCACTGAAATGTCAGTCGAGTACGGGCCTATCGTCGTAGACGCGACGCACGGCTTTACCGTCTCGAATCTTCCGCAGGACTTGGACGCGGCGGCATGGCGCATTTACTTCGGCATCGGGCCGGGGAACGAAAACCAGTATGTGCGGCAGACCTACCTCACCGTGCAGGCCGACAACTGGACTATCGCGGTCACCAATCTTTTAGTGCCGAGCCTCATCGCGAGCGGAGTCGTCACACAGGCCGCGCCCCTCACGCTCAACACCACGGGCGCGCAGTTGCTCATCGCCGTGATGGGATGCGGCGCAAGTCAACCCGACTTGCCAACCATCGCCGATAACGAGAGCAACGGTTGGGCGTACTTGCCGGGGTACGGCAACGGCGGCACCGGCTTTGTGAAGATTGCTTACTGCTATGCGCCGACGGTCGGCGCGGGGCACCAATTCACCATTGCCGATCCTTACGCGGCCATCGTGTACGCCTTTGGGAACACGGGCGCGGGCATCTTCGATCTGCAAAACGGCGACATCGCGAATACGGGAACGTGGCAGGCGGGCGCGATTGTCCCGTCGGTGAACGATATTGTCATCGCGGCGTCGGAGGGAAACACAAATCTTTCGGGCTCGGCTTCGATCACAATTGACAGTGGCTTTTCCGTACCGCTGCGCATTGACCATGGGGTCGGCGGCGGCAACGGCGTCACCGCAGTCGCGTCTTACCTGATCGCAGCGAGCGGCGCATCGCTCAATCCAACGTGGAGCATCACTGTTTACGGCGGCATCGGCGGCGGCACGGTGCTCGCTGGCTTCAAGACGGCCAACGTTTTCCTCGGCGCTCCGCCCTTCCCGAACGGAACCGAGTGTTTGTTGTTCTGGCAGGGCACCACACCGAAGCTCTTGAACCTGACGACGCTCGGCGTTACTTCGCCCGGCATTCGCGGCGCGGCTATCGCGTCCTCGAAACGCTGGAGCTACGCGCTCGGCAAGCTCGGCTTTATCTACATGCACAACGGCACGGACTACAAGTTTTTCGATGGCATTGTCTTCCGTGACATCGGATTGCCGGAGCTGACCGCCGCGCAAGTGCTCGGGACTTCGGTCACGCCCGGCCTCTCCGGTATCACGACGATTCAAGCCGAGGCCGTGCTCAATAGCCTCACCGGCACAGATGGCGGCTGGAATATCGCGCCCTACGACCGGCTCGTGTACATGGGCTTCTTCGACCTCGATACGAACGAACTCATGACCGGGCCAACGCCCATCGCCACAATCCCCGCAGGCGAGGGCGCGCTCTCGGCCTTCCCACATCTCGCCATTACCGGGCTGCCGGTGAGTCCGAGCGCGAACGTGGTCAAAATCTTTGGCGTCACTCTGCCGGGCGCGACTGACGCGATTCCCGTCTTAGGCGGCGCTATCGGCTTCAACGTCACCGAGCCGAGCATCGTCCCCGGCTCACTCGCCTCGTATGGCTGGAATTGGGGACTCGGCAGTGGCGGCTTTAACATCGCCTACCCCGCGCGCGCCGCAGACTTCTCGCTTCCCACACCGCCCTCACTCAGTTGGATCGGCGCAGCTTCCGGCACGATGAAGATGAATACCATCGGCCCCTCGGGTGCCATCACTGGCACCGTCGATACCGGCAAGGGGCCGGGGCCATGGCAAGCGGCGATTACCTTCAACATGAATTTCCCCATCGCCGGGCAATACACCTTCTCGCTCATCCACGACGACGGCATGATGGTCGCTTTCGACCCGACTAAGGCGACCTTAGTCGAGGGTGTGGTAGTGCAGAACAAAACCGAGCCCATCAACGCGGGCGTTCTCGCCGCGAAGACCGGCTACCCGCTCATGGCAGGCACTAACAATGCGGGCGCAACGGTTGACACGCTCGTCATAAACGTCGCGGTTGCTGGCGTCATCACGGGAGAGATTAACTGGTTCAACTGGAAAGACCAAAGCCGGATGGCTTTGCAGTGCAACGGGCAAGATATTCCCCCGACGCCTGCTCCCGGCCCCTCGACCGGCGCGGAAGGCGGCGGCCCGATTGGCGATGGTCTCGCCCCGCCACTCTTCGGCCCCGTACTCGCGACGACCGCGCCCTACAACTACCAAGTTCAAATGGAAGCGACGGCGCACGGCCTCGCAACCGGCGATATTATCTGCCTGCTCGTGCAGCAGATCAGCGACACGGTTCCGCCCTTCGCCTCTGCCGGGCCGTTCGCCGTGACCGTCATCGACGCGAACAATTTCACCTTTAACACCGCGCTGAATCAGGCGAGCTTGTATGTCGGCTTCGATGGCTATGTGCAGCCGCTCTATTGGGTCGCGAGCGCAGTCACAACCGCAACGATTCTCACGCCCGCTTACTCCGTCATCCCGCTAGAAAATATGTGGCCCGACTTGAGCGGCGGCGAGGGCTTCATTCAGCAAGGCATCCCCGGCTCTTCCGTCGGAGGCACACAGCCCGGCTTTCAGTTCTATGCCTCGGTTTATAACCCCGTCGGCGGGCAACACATCGGCAACCGCATCGCTATCGGCAACCGGCTTTTCTCGACTGCCGCATGTAACGCCGTCATCGACGACTTGCCCGACCTCTCGCTAGTCGATTCGGAATGGGTGCTCTTGATTGGACGCACGGGCGACGGAGGCGAAGTGCCTTATGCGGTCATGGACTCAGGCGGGAACTGGATCACAGTCCCGAATGGTACGACCACGATCACGATCACCGAAAGCCAAATCGACGGCAACGCCGAACTGCCGTTTGAGAACGACATCCCGCCGCCCTTCATTTCGTTCTGGCGCGAGGGTGATCGCATGTGCGGCGCGATCCTCAATGAGCCGTTCTGCTATCGCTCAGGCTCAGAGCTGGATGCGACAACCGGCATTTTCATGGGCGACCCGGCGCAGGCATGGCCCCCGCGCTTAGTCGAAACTTTCCCAACCGCCGCGAGCATTATCGCGGGCTTTGGCTACATGCAAGAGTCATGGGTTTACACCAAGAACGATTGTGGCCAGCTCTCCGAACTCTCAGGCGAGACCGCATGGAACGGACCTTATAACGTCGGCATCGCCGGGCCTCATTCCTTCGATCAGGGATGGAACGGCTTGCCGTATTGGGTCTCGCATGACAAGCAGCTTTGCACCATGTTGCCGAGCGGCAACGGCCCCGTGCCTATCTCGGGTGAGTACGAAGCGGCGCTTCTCGCGCAGATCGGCGACGCCTACATTCAAGACACGGAAGTGACCTACTTCCGCGAGACGGAACGGCAGATTGAAATTCTCCGCATCAAGTGCAGGGATGCGAGCGGCAACCCCTTCACCGTCATCCACGATTTCAACTTGCGCGATCAGACGACTTACACCTCAGTCGCGCGCAGCCCCTACGGGCAGGCTTATCAAGAGAATTTCCTCGGGCCGCTCGCCGCCGAGTACACACAGTTCTTTTTGCGCGATGCGCTCGGGCATGGCCGTGTTTGGGTAGGCGCAAGCGATGGCAACCTCTATCAGCTCTATCTCGGCGGAGACGATGCGGGGACAGCCTTCACTGCCGACGCCGTGGCCCTGACCTACATCGGCTCCGAAAACTCCGCGCTCAAGCTCATCGACTGGTACGGCGACGGCACGGTGCAGTTCTTCATCGCGGCAAATCTTAACTCGCCCTTTGACCCGACGCAGTGGACAGACCTCACCGACCAAGTGCGACCCGTGCCCGGCGAGGAACAGGATTCGCATTACATGGCCGACGTACAGAACCCCGAGATGACGCATGTGTATCTCTGGATTCGGCTCTTATCGCACGCTGCCGACGCGCCCGATCCGACACACCCGACGGCGAACAATGTGCCGCCTCACATCCCGGTCGAGACGTATGGCCGCATTCTCATGGTCACGCCGGTCATGGGCGATTCGAGGGGAAGATGAAAAGCTCCATCGGCCCGCAGCTCGGCTCGAACCGCACGGCGATGCTGCAACAGCGGAACCAAGCGGTCAACAAGGTGCGCACCCATGGCACTTCGAAGCTGCCACTTATGGCGCGCGATGCGCAGGTACAGCCGGGCGCAGGCGGCACGCTTCTGACTTGGAAGTTGCCCGTCAATTCCGAGAACGTCACCGGCTACCGCGTCTATCTCGGCACAGAGAGCAACTTGCACGCGCAGATTCGCGACCGTGGCACGCGGCAGCTCTTCATCCCGCTATCAAGCGGAGCAACGCCGCCCGTCACCAACCTCTTTGTCAGCACCATTAACGGATTTCGCGAAGGCCCGCGCGTTCACATTCAAGCGCAGCCCTTGCCGGATACGACCGCGCCGGGGCCGAACCCGACGCCGCCGACCGATTGGACGAATGTATTTTCTGGCGGGCTCGACAAGACACAGAGCGGGCCGCCGAGCGGAGTGCGTCAGCAATGAAGGTTCACGTTTTTCAACTTATGTGGAAAGCGGTTGGCGGGGCGCTTGTCCCCGTGGATGACGCGCTGTTTCAGTTGGCTGCCGACTACGCCGACAAGCACGTCACGAGTCCGAAGCCAATCAATTTCCTCGACTACAAGAACGCATGGTTCGCCTGCGAAGTGGATGAGGCAGGCAAGCCGGTGCGCGGGCTCGGGTTGCTTTGCTTAGTGTTGCGCCCCGACTTTCCCGTCTGCCGCTTCACCGACAACGCGGCGACTAAGAAGCTCGTCGATAGAGCTTCCGACTACTTACACGATCAGGGTTACCGAGGCGCGCAAGTGCTCGTTCACATCGCGAAGGACGAAGCTCCCGAGGAGCGATGTCCTAACTATCTCGATTGGATGACAGCCTTCGGCATGAAGCCCGCAGACCGTTACACCTACGAAATTAAGTAAGGGGGATTTATGGGCGGTGGAGGAGTATCAGCGGGGCAGTTGAATAGCTCAATCAGCGGGCAGCAGGGTCTCGCGGGCAATGCGAATTCGCAGATGATCCAGCAGCAAGGCCAGCAGAACGCCGATCAAACCGGGGCCACCGGCTTTTACAACAATCAGATGAAGCAGGGCTTGCCGTTCTATAACTCCCTCACCGACTACAGCGCGGGTGCGAACGCGCAAGCCTATGCCCCAGCGCGCGCGCAGATGCTTCGGCAAACGTCGCAATACGGGAACATGCCCTCGGGCTATCGCGACTCATTGACCTCGAACCTCGGCGCGCAGCAAGCGAATTCCTTCGACGCCTCGATGACGCAAAACATGATGGCGCAACAGATGGCAAAAAATCAGGGCGCGGCTGGAGTGCAGGGACAACAGCAGATCGCCGGTCAGCAGGCCATGGGTTACGGCGGGATGCAGGGCAACGCAAACCAGTCGATTATCAGCGGACCTCAGAAGCCGACGGCGCTGGGTGTTATCGGCGGGCTCGCACAGTCTGGAATCCAAGCAGCGGGTCAGGTTGGCGCGGCCTACGCAGGGAAGTAACAAGTTCAACGGAGGTTTTATATGGGAGCAACGGGCGCGGGTAGTGGTGGAGGAGCAGGACCGGCACCAAACATGCCGCCGACACAGATGGGCGCAGCGCCGCCGATGCCATTGCCGGGCGCGGCGGGACCAGCACCGGCCATGCCGCCGACGCAGATGGGTCCGGCAGCGACTATGCCTCTGCAAGCGGGCTTAGCGCCAAATAAAAACTTCGCGCAGAATCACCCGAACCTAATGAAAGCTCTCAGTGGGGCGGGAACTGGAACAGCGCCGTCGAGTGGACTCGCGAAATCACTTCAACCAAGGCAAGGTGGCCCGGCTCCGCAGTTCACCCTGCCGCCGATGCAATATGTTCCGCCGCCCGTGCAGCAAGCACAAATGGCGCAACCCCCTCGGATGCCCGGCTATGCCGTGCAAAAGGACGCGAACGGGAACGTGACAGGGTTAACGACCGGGAGCATGGGCGACACGGGCGGACCCGGCAACGCTTTTTACGGAAGGTGACATATGTCAGGATGGCCGACACTCACGCAAACCGGCGTTGATTACACGCCGCCGCTGACCGCGCAAGACCTCGCGGGCGGAACTCCGCCCCCGCCCAAAAACATCAAGTACATGAAAAAGGGCGACGCGATTGCGACTGCGAACACTCTGCTAGATCAGCGCCAAGGCGCGGCAGAAGGTGCGCCCATGACCATCAACCCGCCTGCGGTGACCAACGTCACGCCGCAACCGGACGTATCCGTTCCGCCGCAGACACCCGCCGACGCGCCGCCCGGAGCGGTCGCTGCCGGGCCGCCGAGTCAGCAAGCGCAAGCGCCGGTCATGTCGCAACCGCTCACCGTGCCAGCGTTGCCGACGCCGGAAAACCCAAACCAAACGACCGCGCCGAATGGCAGTCTCGACGCGAGTATGCCCGCCGTCGCAGGGGCTCCAAAACTTGTTACGCCGGGCTACGGGCAAGCCTCGACCGATCCGAACACAGGACTACCGAGCGCGGCGGGCGCGGGACTCTCGAAGCTCGGCAAGCTCTTCACCTTGCTCCGCATCGCGGGGACAGGCGCAGCCGAAGGGTCACAGGGTCACAACTTCGGTCAGGGCTTCGCCATGGCGCAGCAGGCGCAAGATCAGCAGCAAGCGCAAAATCAGGCGATGCAGCAGCACCAGATGAACCTACAAACGCAGCGCGCGGCGCTTGCGTACTTGCCGAACCAAATGGCTTTCCAAAGGTTGCAGGCGCAAAAGGCGATGGATGTGCAGGACTCGCTCATCAACAAGAACCAATCCACGGCTGGATTGAACGACGCGAAGGCGACGCAGCAGGGCACACAGCATTACAAGGCCGTCCCCGGCGTCGGATTGTTCGACACGAAGACGAATCAAATGGTGCCGGGCAGCGCGCAAGGCGTAGCGATCACTCCCGAACTCGCGCAGCAATATAAAATCCCAACCGACTTCATCGGCAAGCAGATGAGCATGTCGAATCTCGCTTCCCTTGAGAGGGCGCAAGTTTTCCAGAATATGCCGGTGATGACCGATGCCGGTCTCGTAGTCGTCAATCGAGGCGATTCGTCGGCGACGCCCGTGAAAGGTCCGGGCGGACAAGGTTACGGCCCGGCTTCGCTCGCGGGGCCGCATTTAATCGCGGACCCAGATAACCCCGGACAAAGCAAGTATGTCTCAGGCTCGACGGCGCTCGCTACTGGCGCAGCGGGACCGAACTCGGCAAGTATGACAGTTGCGAAGAAGGCCATGGGCGCGGAAGTGCCGAGCAACATCGGCGACCAGAAGGTTGCATTCACGACCGCGATTCAACACGCCGAACTCTTGAAGCAGGTTGTCACGGCTTTGGACAATGGCGACGAGCGCACGATCAACAGCCTGCGCAATAGATTCGAGGCGGAATTCGGCTCGAAAGACCTTAACGATTTCAAGGTCGTCGCTGGCGCGTACACCCATGAAATTACGAAGATGTTGGCCGCGAGCCACATGACCGACACCGAAATCAAAGAGAACGGCGCGACCTTGCCGGACAACGCGAACGCAGAAACCATGCTCTCGGCGCTCGATAAATATCAGTCGCTCGCGCAGTCGAAGATGACCATGCTGAATCAGCAGGAACAAGCCGCAATCAACAAATCGCAGCCGAAAGCTAAACAGGCTGCCGGAGGCGGGCCGCCCGCTGCCGCGCCGCCGGTCATTACGCAACCGCCCGCCGCTGGGTACACGCGAATCACCGCATCCGATGGACGGCCCCACGATATTCCGACTGCAAATCTGGCAAAGGCGAGGATACGAGACCCCGGATTGACGGTGATGCCCACACACTAGGGTTTCTTAGACCAATCGAGATGGCGTTGCTCGCGTTCAATGTCGCGGGCTTGCTTGAGGGTTGAGAGCCAGAAAACGACTGCGCAGGCTGAGCAGATAAGGAAGCAGGGCCACGGTTGAAACATAAGAATAGTACCTCAACTGGCACGTTCTCACGGGGGAACAGGTAATGGCAAGTAACTCTGGTACTCAACCGATTGACTTCTCCGATCTAGGGGGCAAGCCGGTTGGTCCGCCGCCGCCCGCGCCAGCACCCGGCCCGATTGACTTCTCCGATCTAGGGGGTAAGCCGGTTACTACGGGTCCGCCGCCAGTTGTGGCGACACCGGCAACCCCGCGCACCGTTGACCAAAAGGTCGGCGGAGTATTGCGCGAGGGAATGTTAGGTGCGGCAAGTGGCGCTGGATTGCCCGAGACCTCGCACGCCTCAGACTTCACGGGCGTCCCCGGCTTGTGGAACATCATCAAACATCCGGTCGAATCGGCGAAGTTAGTCGGCGGCTCGATGTACGACTCGCAGAACGCGCTTTTCGAAAAGGGTCAGCAAGAGCTACGGAGTGAGGGTCTAGCCAATAAATTTAGCGGCGTCGTTCATGCGGTCGGCGCGGCGATCCCGCTCCTCGGACCCGCGACGGTTGGAGCAGGCGAGGAAGTTGGTCAGGGTATCAAGTCGGGCGACCCGGAACAGATCGCGCACGGCTTAGGCTCGGCATCGGCGCAATTGGCGATGCTCGGGCTCGGCACAAAGACGGGCGAGGGGGTTACTAACTCCGTAGTCGATACCGTCGGCGGCGGCGTAGTGAAAGGCGCAACGGCAGGCACGAAGGCCGTCTTGAATGCAGGGAAGAACGCGACGGGCATCGGGCTTTCAGGTCAAGAGTTAATGAACAAGGCCGGAGGGCCGTCCGTCCTCGACCGTGGATTTTCTGACGCGGTAGATACGGCGGGGCCGCGCATCGCCGAGCAAAACAAAATTAAGCCGATCAAGAGCGCGGAGAACATGGCGGACGGCGCACACGAAGCCGCTGACAGGCTCTATAAACAGTTCTATCAACCGCAGATCGACCGCAACGCGACGGCAGTTATCGACGGCTCACCCATCGGCGACAAAATTCGCTCCGGTGTCACGGATGGGATGAGAGACCTCTTCCCTGAAAAAGCGCAGCGGGCAACTGACTTCGCCAGCAAGTTCGACGGCCCTATCACCATCGCGAAAGCGAGCGACTATCTGCAAACGCTCAACGCGGAACTAAAGGGCTATTACAGAATGACGCCCGACATGCAGCACGCCGCAGGCATGACGAGCGGCAGCATCTCGGCAATGGAAGACGCGGCAGCGGGTTTGCGCACTGCCATCGACGATAAGCTCACCGCCAACGGCGAGACTGATCCGACCGGGTTGCGCCAGCAGTACGGCGCGCTCAAGCAGATTCAAAAAGTCTTCGACAAGCGCGCCGTGGTAAACGCGCGTCACCAAGGCTCGACTCTCCAACAGCAACTAACTTTGCTAGGCGGCGGCGGCGAAGCTCTCGCCGCGCTCATGGCCGGGCATCCCCTCGCAGCTTTGGGCGGCGTCGGGTCGATTGCGGCGAGCCAAATTCACAAGTATTTCAACGCGCCTGACATGCTCGCGCAGCGCGCCGCAAACGCGATGCCGGAAGGGCCGCCTCTCGCCGGAGGGCCGGGGCCGCAGGCAACCGCCGCGCCGAGGCCAGTACCGCCGCAGCTCCCCGCGACCTCGGCCACGAGCGCGACAAGCGCCGTCAATGCCGCCGCCGCGCCCGGTGCTAGACCCGCAGGCGCATCGCCCATTCCCGTTCCGTCGCGCCTCATGCTGCCAAACGAAGTTCACGAAGGCCAGTACATGCCGGAAGCGACGGCCCCGCCGCCGACCATCAAGGGCGCGTTGCCCGCAGGCCAATACGCCGCGCCACAACACAACCCGGTCTCTGGAGTCGTCCCCCGGCAGCTCATGGACAGCCAACAGTATGTACCGACCGAAAGAGGTCCGATTCCGGCAGGCCCGGCCACGATCCCAGCCCAAACCCGCCCCGTCATGCCATGGGAGGCAGGGCGTTCGAAGCCTCGCCAGCTCACAGAGGGCACCCCTCAGACCACGCCACCGCCAGCGAGCGCCCCAGCGGCCCCGCCAGCCCCGGCAGCGGCCACTCCCGAGCCAACGGCGACCGGAGTCCATGGAGCGTTACAGGAAATCGACAAGCAGTTCCCCGTCAACCCCAACAATCCGGGCGCGGGCACCAATCCGAAAGAATATGCTTCGATGGGCAAGGACGGGCCGAACGCGACCTTTACCGTCGCCGAAAACGATGGCAGGCTACGGCTGAAAGGAATCCAAACCTTAAAGCCCGGCACCGGCGCGGGGAATTCCGCACTTCGGTCTATCACCGACATCGCGGACAAGCACGGCGTGACCATGGAGCTAACGGCGTCCCCCTATGGCGATGAAGCAACGCGGTTAGGGAAAGACAATTTAGTCAAATGGTACGGGCAACACGGCTTCGTTCCCGAGCCCGGCACCGATCCGGCGCTCGGCTATATGGTGAGAGAGCCGCAGGGTGCTACCTCAGAGCCATCACTGCCGGGCATGGAAAACCACGTAGCCGAACGTGCGACCGTGCGCAGCGCCGAAGCTGGCGCGAGCATGACCGCCGACCTCGCTCAACCCAAAGGCAACATCGAGCGCGCAGCGGGCGCGATGGAGTCAAATTCGCCGCTCTTCCGTGGAACCGGCGCGAGCCCGCAGAACGAAATGTTTGGCGGTTCGCCAGAGTCCGAACCCGCCGCGACCAAACCCGACGGCGAGACCATGGGCCGCCCCTCGGCAGTGCGCATGGTGCAGACCAAAGACCTGACCGCTGACCCCGCGACTTTCCAATGGCGGCAGATGCCGCGCCCGACTATACCCGAAGGCGCGCCATGGGATCAGGACAAGGCCGGGCCGATAGACGTTTGGCGCGATCCAGCCGACAACAAGGTCAAAGTCGTCGATGGGCATCATCGTTACAATCACGCCGTCGCGACGGGCACGCCGGAAATCGAAGCGCGGTTTCATGATTTTGCAAACGCCGCCGAAGCGAAACGCTTTGGAGCGGAGAAAAATCTAGAGGCGGGGAATGCGACACCGTTCGACGCTGCGAGCTATCTGCGGCAGACCGGCACAACGACCGGCGCGCTCGCGGCTCGCGGCATCAATCTGACGGGCGACGTAATAAAGAAAGGCTCCGCCCTCTCCAATCTCTCCGATGCGATGTGGGACAAGTATCGCTCGGGTGAGATTGACGAGAACAAAGCCGTCGCGGTTGGAGGTCTCGACGATCCGAAGCAGCAGGCCGCGCTCGCGCAGATGGCAACCTCGCATCGCCTCTCGGCGGCGGACCTACAGCAGCAGGCTTTGCGCATCAAGGAGCAGGGCAACACCGCGACCACCACACAAGGGCTCTTCGGCGACCAAGAAGACTCGGTATCGAACGCGGTCGCAACGGGCCGCCTCGCTTCGAAGATCGACGGCGCGCTCCGTGGAGAAACTTCCGCTTTGCAGTTCATCTCGAAGGCGGACGCATCGCGGCAAGCGGCTCTCGCCCGTGGCAAGAACATCGTTGACATGAACGAATCCGCGCAGCAAGCGGCGGGCGCGCAGCAACTCGCGGAACACTTCAACCGAGTGCAGTACAAATCTGGCCCCGTGGGCTCAATCCTAGAAGACGCGGGCAAGCGCGTTACGCAGGGCGAGAAGCTCGATGGAGTTTTTAAGGAAATCTACCCGCAGATTCGCGCCGCCATCGGCAAAGAACTTGGACAAGCTCCCGAAGGAGGAGAGCCCGCGCCCGGAGCCACGGCTCCAGCTCCAGCGGCTCACGAACCTCGCCCCATGTCGGACGATGAAAGCGCCGACTTCAATTACCACGTTAACAACACCATCCCCACCGGGCCGCAAACGATGTCGAGCATTCGCAAGTTCGCGGCGGAGAACAGTACCGAGCCCATCTCGTACTTGAACAGCGGCACTAAGGCTGTAGTGTTCGACTTGAAGAACGGCAACGTGATGCGAGTCAGCGATGAGCCCCCGAGCACAATCAAGAGTCCCGACGTGATTGCGCCGATCAAAACAGAAGTGATTCAGGGCGCAAGCAAGAAAGTGCATGTCGGAATTTACCCGTGGGTAGACACTTCGGGCATCACCGAGGCAGACTCCATCGCGATGACCAAAAAACTCGACGCTCAGGGTTTAAGCTGGGATGCCGCGACCTATAACTTGGGCAGGCTGCCCGATGGACGAGTGATTGTCATTGATGCGGATGCGGTGAAGGAAGGCGAGAAGGGGCACTATTAGGGTCAATCGTTCGGTCGGTTGGGCAAATCGTCTTCGTCTTCGTGAAATGGAACTGCGGGCACACTTGCCACTTTTCGCCGAGCGTGACCGGGCTCGGCTCGAAGCATATCGGACAGGCAAACTCGCGGAGGTTCTTCAAGTCGAATGAGTCGAAGAGAATCATCATGCTGTGAATATAGGTTGCCGTGCGGGCTTTCACCACACCCGAAAGTGGCATTACTCGCGGTTACTTTGTGACGTTGTAAAAGCGCGCGTTTTGTTCTAGGGTGAGAACTTATGGAGAAACAATCAACCGAGTCCCAGAAAAAGCCTTTCGAGCAGCTCACGCCCGAGGGTTGGGCTAGAGTCACGCGCGCCTTGAAGTTCGCGCGGGAGGATGACGCGAAGCGTGCCGCTGATCCCGTGGCGTACAAATTAGGGCTTATCTACCGGCGTGAAAAAGGAAAATAAATGGGCGCGAATTCAGCAAAGACTTTCGCAGCACCAAGTGGCATCGGCGGCGCACAGTCAAACGGCGTCAGCGCCGCGCAGGGGCCGACCGCATCGCCCTTGCTGCCGGGCACTGCTCTAAGCGCCCCGACGCCCATGCAACCGGCTCAGGCTGCCACGCCGATGCAGCCCATCGCGCCGCTGCCAAAGCTCGGCGGCGCTATCGGCTCAACTTCGCTCGGTACGGGACAGGCACCGCCGCCAGCTATGGGGCAGACACCTTTGAATCCTTATGGGGCGGGCCGGGGCGGGCCAGCAGGGGGATTGCTGCCGCAGTATCGTAAGAGCCTTCTAGCGCCCGGCGCGCCCGATCCTTCGAAGGCGTTCTTTGGCGGGGGTTAAGCGGTTGCTTCTTTGTGCGCTTTCTTTTCTGCTTTTCTAGCCTTCGTTTTCGCCTCGCGCTTCGCCTTCGCACGTTTCAACAATCCCGACGACGGCAATAAATCCACCATCTCTTTTTCAGGATCATAAAGAAAGCGGTCGCGAGTGTTCCCGAGCGTCGAGCGCACGTTCCGCTCGTACCGTTTCGGGTCCGTGCCTAGATCGACCCCGCCCGTTATTAGCGCATCGACCAGCGCGAGAAACGAGACCGGGCCATCCGCTTGCGCAAGGTAGGCGTGAATTGCATCCGGGGCGGCCATACCTACCCAGCCGCCTTTCTTGACAGTCAAATCTCTCCTCTTCTTTTTGGACTGCTCCGTTTTCTCCATGTTCCGGCGCAGCGCGTTGATGGTCTCTTCGAGGCTTTGCTCTTCAAGGCGATTTTCCTCGCGTATTTGTTTAAGCTCCCTTTCTAACACTTCCAGCGCTTGCTTTTGGCCTAGTGACATTGTTGGGCTCCTATCGGTTTAGCCCATTTGGGGAATTCCTAGCGTGCGAATGGGACAGACTAGAAACAAAAATAGCGCGTTCCTAGTCAGGAACACAAGGCCAAAAATTGTCACCATGCACTCTAGGGTTTACCCCTTGACGTTACCGCAGTCACCACGGCAAGAGCCACGGCCCGCCCGGCTTTCGTCAGGCGAACCTCGTCGGCATCTTCCGGCCAGCGGGTCAGCAGGCGGCGCTCTAAGAGGTCTTCGACGGCGCGGTTAATGGTGCGGCCCTCACCCGGCAACATGGGGCGGCGAGTCTTTTTGAGTAGCTCCAAAATGTCGTACTGAGTGAGGGTGAGCTTGAATGTTTTTAGCTGCTTGACAGATGGACGCGGGACATCCTTGACCATAAAAAGGGGTTCCTTGATAAATGTTGGAAAGTTTACAGCGAGGCCCGAGAAACTACCTACCGGATGTGTTAAGCGTTTGTAAACCTGTTCTTAGTGAAACACAATGGTAATAATGTGCTATCTCTTGCGGCGTTTCAGCTCGCGGCAGCGACGGCGACGGGTCCGAAAGTCAGGCCCGTACCACGCCCGGCGCACGAGCGCGAGCAGTCGCCGCATCGCCGTGCGAAATGCGTCATCGTTAAAGCGCAAAACGAACTGTCTTACGGTCATTGCACCTTCCGCACCCACGCCGGTTCGAGCGCGAGCATCCGATTGAGTTCGTCGATGTCGAGCGCCCACGCCTCGATGAGCTTCAATGCTTCCATGTGCCCCGCCACGGCATCGCGGCGGCTCGTGTAGCGCCGCTGGTACTGATCGTGCGCCCCGCCGAAAATCATCGTCTCCCAAAGCACCGGCTCGTGCGCGTCGAGGGTGTAAGCGTGATCGAGCCCGAGGAACACGGTCGAGACGCTAATGTCGCCAACCTCATCCCGCCGCACGATGCGGTTATCTTTGCCCGTGGATTCGTGCGAGTGTTCGAACCAGCGCCCCCACCGAAACGTGTCCGGCTCCGGCTGCGCGTCGCCGTTCTCATCGAGAATGTACTGCCCAATCCAAGCCATAAAAACAAGAGGGTGTAACTCTGGCCCGAACGACATACTAACACCGTTGTGCCCGGATAGGAACGGGAGTAAAATCCCCGGATGGCAAACGATCCCATGCGCTACGAAGTTCGCAACGAAGCCGCCGAGAAGAAGCTCCGAGAAATCGGGCGGACGCTCAAAGAGTCCATGCCCGACGGCTTCGGCTTCACCGTACTCGTGTTCTCCTACAAGGGCAAGGAACTTTTCTACATCTCTTCCGCCGAGCGCGAGGGCATGATTGCGACTATGCGCGAGTTCATCGCGAAGTTCGAGGAAAATTGAAATGGACGCCAACGATAAATATCTCAAACGCTTCGCGGATGAAGTGTTGCCGATGATTGAGTCCGCCATCACGCTCATAATTACCCCCGGCGGGCATCCCGATCCGAAGATTTGCTTAGAGCTTGGCGCGTCGCTTCTGCTCGATAAACCGCTCATCCTCATCGTCACACGCGGCAGAACAATACCGGCGCGCCTTCGCCGCCTCGCCGACGCCATCGTCGAGGGTGACATAGGAGAGCCGGATTTTCAGGAGCGCGTGCAAAAGGCCGTCACGGAAATCATGCAGACCGATAAGCGGTGCCAGTGATGAACTACTTCGCGCAGAAAGATTTCGCGGACGGCAAAACGGCGTGGGTGATCCCGCTCACCTTCGGGCGCGCGCGCCTCATCTACGGACCTACCGAGGCACAGTGGACCGAGAACGCATGGTGATACGACACACCCGGCGCGGCGGTCGCTGCGCTCAAGAGCTGGGACGGCACCGGCGAGCCCGAGGGGTGGATGCGGCACCCTGACACCGGCAGACGGCGACCGGGCGGCGATCCTGAGAAGGAGTATATAAACCCATGACGAAAGGTGACCGCGTGAAAATCCGCTTCAAGGGGCGCGAGGTCGAGGGCGTCGTCGTGCTCGCCTCGGAGAACGGCAACAGCCTCGCGCTAGAGTTCGAGGCACTCCTCGGCGGATATGCTGGCATGATGCCCGTGCTCGACTGGGGGGACGGATACCGCGACCTCATTACAAATTCACCCGTGGAGGTCATAAAGCTATGACGGACCCGATCTATTGGGGCGACCCGAAAGCATCGCCCTCGGAAATAAAAAAGCTAGTCGCGAATTCCCACGTCGCGAGCGTCGAGGAGATAACCGAGCTGGCGAAGGCGACGGGCGAGCGTCACCGCGAAATCACAGAAGTCGTCAAGGCGAAGATGAACCGCCCGGACGCCCAACGCATCCGGCATCTGCGCTGCGTCGAAGGTCATAGCTGGCGAAGCGTCGCGGGCATCACTTACATGGAGTGGGGTTGCACGTTCGATGACTGGTATCCGACCACCAACCAGATTGCTGGCGTCGCGCTCTGCGAAGTGGCCGCCGCGATGCTCGGCGAGGATGCGCGAAAAGAGCCTTGGGTATGAAAACCCATTACAGCATCTCAATGCGCGGCGACACCTTCGCCATCACGTGCGACCACTGCAAGATGACGAGCACGAACCCGAACGATGTCGAGGCGAAGTATTGCGCGAGCTGTCACATCTTCCTCGAAGACGATACGCACTGCGATTTCTGTCTCGCCGAGGGACCGCTGCCCGGCAACTACACCGCGAAGAGCGCCGTCAGCGGCGAGCTGCACAACGGACAGATTTTCGTCGATTCCGGTTTGTGGGGCGCGTGTGCCGACTGCAAAAAGCTGATCGACGCGAAACGTTGGAACGACCTCGCCGACGCTTCCGTCGCGGGCAACCTCGCCAATAATCCAAACCTCATTCACCGGGGCGAGGCGCTCAAGCTCCGATACTTGTACATGATCTACGCAATTTTCGAGGGCGAGATTCTCTGCTCAAAATGTGGCGAGGGGCACCCGACCGCAATGCACTTAGGAGAGCTATGATCTGGCTCCGTCGCCAACTCGACATCATGCTCGCGGGTTACGACGACTTTCGCGAATGGCATCCGCGCACGCTCGGGTTTCTCCGAGGATTGTTTTGCGGTATCTGTCTCACCGTCGCCGCGTTCGCAGTCTGGAGGATTCTCAAATGACCAACCTCACGGCGCTCGAAGTCTTCGCATGGATCGGCGAGGATGAATTCGGCTCGGGAAAGATCGGGCTCAAGCAGGGCATCGTCCCCGCTGGCTGCATCCCCATGGTCGCGATTGACCGCGAGAAGCTCGCGAAGTATTGGACTCAGGCCGAGGAGCAAGCGGCGCTCTACGGAAAGAAAATCTATTTCTGCCGCCTGCAAGTCGTCGAAGTGTTGCGCGAGACGGAGGAGGGCAAATGATTCACGTCATCCAATGCCTGTGCCCCGACCGGCACTGCATCTTCGGCATGGCCTACGATCCCGCCGACATCTCTCCCGAAGAAGCGATGCAAGGTTTCCGCGAGGTTGTGCAGGCGGCGCTCGACCGGCAGCTCGCGAACCCGCACTGCGGCATATGCGGTTCGACCGCGTGGCAGTACGAAGACATGGCGACCAAGTTCAAGACCATGGACGAAGCTCGCCCCGTGCTCGAAGAAAGCGAGAAGGCGCAGGCCATCGCGAGAGCAGTGTTGGGGAAGTATTGAGCATAGACACAGGACGGACACACGTGGCTGCAATTATTGCAATCTTTGAAATCATTCAAAACGTGTTTTCAGTAACTTGCACATTCTAAAAGCATGTTCGGAGTTCAAATCCACCCCCCGCAACACTTCTTTTTGGCTGAAATCGAGAGTTTGTTACTTTCGATAGACACAAGACGGACGCAATCGTGATAGGGTGTTCCTAGATAGGAGCACCCGCCATGAGAGCTAAACTCGACCTGAAAAAATTGGTCTTCAATGTCCGCCCCGAGTTTTCCGTCATCGTCAAACAGCATCGCCCGGAATGTAAGCACCCGAAAACCGAACGCGAAAAAGATTGCGATTGCCCAAAGAGTTTCTATATCGCGCCGGGAAGACTCCGTGCTCCCGCAGGTACGGAGAGCTGGGAGATGGCCCGCACTCGCGCGAAGGAGTGGATGAAGTACCACGATCCAGAAACCGCCCGCGCTCGCAAATTGCAAGAGGCAGCGGAGCGAGCCAGACCGGGCGTCATCGCGATCCCTCTCTCGGATGCGTTCTTGAAATTCATCGACTCGAAGAGAAGCGGCGAGGGAATCAGAGACCTCGTGAAATACGAGTCTCTGCATCGCAAACTAAAAGCCTTCGCCGAAGAGAAGAACGTCGCGACCCCCAATGACGTGACGGTTGATTTCCTCGATGAGTTCCAGAAGACATGGGAAACCTCGATGCCACTCGGCCCGGACGGAAAGCAAAAGCAGATGTCAGGCTTCACCAAGGAAAAGCGAAAAGGTTTTTTGATCGCGTTTTTTGATTTTTGTATCGCGCGCAACTGGATCGAAAGCACGCAGCAATTCTTGCCGGTGCGGACCCGCAGAGGCGAAAAGTTGGTCTCGAAGGACAACCCCGCGCGTTTTCTCAAGGTGCGCGGCAAGAGCAGGAAACCGCGCGAGCGCAGGCCGCTTACTCCGCGCCTCTACAAAGCCATCCTCGCGGCGTGGGGACATCTCGGAGCGTCGATTAAAACCCCAAACCAGAAATCGGTTGCGGGCTTCGGGCAGCGCATGAAGATCGGTTGCGAATTGATGTACAGGACGGGATTCGCGCTCACTGACGCCTTCACCGCGCGCCGGGATCGCCTAAAGAAAGTGCGGCACCATTTCTTCTTTGACGTGAACCGCCAAAAAACAGGCAACCCGGTCTATGTCGAAATCTCGCCGAAGTTCGCGAAAGAGTTGATGGACGTGCCGACGACCAACACCCACAAGGATTATTTCTTTTGGGCGGGATCGGGCGAGGTCACGAACGCCGCCGACACTTGGCAAAAGTCGTTCGTGCGGCTGCGCGAGTTTCTCGATGAGAAGATGGTACGCGAGGACATGGGCGTCGATGAATACGATCAACCGAACTGGCCAACCTTCCATAACTTCCGCTACTCGTTTGTCGAAAACCTTTTCCTCAAGGGCGCGGATGTTCCCGAGGTTGCGACCCTAATCGGCGACACGCCCGACGTGGTGCGCAAACACTATTACAAATTCTCAACGCGGTTGCAGGAAAAGGCGAATCAGGCGAATCGTCGGACATGGAGCAACGAAGACCTAGAGAGCTTACAGCAATCCGAAAAAGACGTGGCGGAGCTGGATCGCATGTTGGCACTCGAAAAGGAAAGCGCCTAGCCGTTGATGAGCGAATCGAGTTCCGCCATTTGCGAGTCGTCGAGTCTCCGCAGGCGATAAGGGCGCTTTCCGCGCCCCTTGAGCTTATTCACTCCCATCGCCGCATCGTCGCCGTTTAGCTTCATAATCCAATTGCGAGCGGTGCCGTAGGACACCGCATAGAGCTTCGCGATTTGCCGGGCGTTATATTTTTGTGTGGGTTTCATGCCGCCCCTCTTCGTAATACTTCTGGAGCGCCAAACACGCTCGATTGATCCGCGTTTGCTGGCACGGCGGACAAATATCGACGGTTTGCCGCGCGTGAGTTCGTTTTGCTTCGCGAGCCTCGCCCGCTGGCACGACCGCGAAATATGGAATCGCCACGTCCCACCCTTGCGCTTTCAGGTGAGCGCGCACTTGAGAGCGGGCACCGGCGACCTCTGCTATCACCGTTCCGCACTCGAAACACTTCACGCTGTAAATGTCAGTCTTCATGCTGCCTTCTTTGGCTTCGGCGCGGGTATCTCGCGATCCGCGCGCCGTCGCCGAGCTGGGAGTTTGATAATTTTCTTCACGCCGCTGCCTTCCCTCGAACTTGAGATTGCCAAATTCGGTGAGTAATCCCATGTTTGACGGCTCGCCGGGAGCGTTGCACTCTGCCGGTGAAAACGATGACGCCGTTGCGCACGGCTTCGCGCACCAACGGGCCTATCGCTGACAGGTTGCCCGTGTTTGCTGGCAGGGGATGCGCGTCCGCTTCGTCGAGCAAATCGTCAACCGTGAAGAAATCCATGCGATGAGCAACGTCGAGGATCAGGGTGCGGAAGGCCGCCTTCCAAAGCTCGTTCGCGCCAGCATCGGCCATCGCCATACCCTCGGCGATAGCTTTGTGCGCCTCGCGCGGCAAGGGGCGCTGAATGTCGATAGCTCGGCTAGTTTGCGGCGGCTCGCGCCTTGGCACCGACAGCCTTGGCACCGACACGCGCACCGCAAACCTTACCGGCATCCGCTCCTCGAACAGATTCCCTTGATCGCCCATAGCCATTCCTTAAATCTGGATTCCCGCGAGCATGGAGCAAAAGCTCTCGATTTCCGTCTGCTCGTCGTGGTCGTTCCACGTTACGAGCGCCGCGTAAGCTATCGCCGAGGGCGTCACAGCGAGCTGATCGAAGAACAGATGCCCCGCCTGACCGTCTAGGACGCGCGCAGGCATCCCGCCCCAAACCGACTGACTAAAGTCTCGGCTGCCGGTCCATTGCGCGAGCTGCACGCCTGCGGGCGTCGGCATACCGGAGTCCATGAAGTTCCTGCATAGGCCGGGTATCTTCATCGCCGGATTCTTGTTGAACCCAGCGAGCGCCGAGACCGCGACCGCGTTCAATCCAGAAACGGGAGTGGTCGTCGGGATAGAAATCCACGAGAAGCCCTGATCCATGGCGAGGAACTTGAGCGCCGGGAACGTGGTCCCGAGTGTCGCGAGGTTGGCCCCGGTTCCAAAATCGAGAACGTACTTTTCGGGGACGTAGGCGAACGAGTTGAGCATTGCCTGCGAGGTTGGATCGTTGAGCGCGTCGGTGACGTTCGCGGTGTAGTTCGGCACTTGCCCCAGCGCGGCGAGTTCCTTCCGGTGCGCCGACATGATGGCGGGCTCGGTCAAGGTCTTGCGCCTCGGCACGTGGACGACAGCCGACGACGACGCCAACGCCTGAAAGTTCTTGCCGAGCTTCGCGGCCCATGGATCGAGGAGCAGGACGAAGGGCATATTGCGCTCGCCACACTCGACGGCCATAATCTGCGCGGTTTCGTGCTGGAAGGGTGCGAGCGGCCCCTGCCACGTGAAAATCACGCCGTCGATGCCGACGGCTTGCATACATTCCAGTTGGTGCGCGATCACATACGGGTCGTTCGATTGATAGCGATTCATTCTGTGAATGTTGCCGTCTCCGAACCAGCCCATGACGTGACAGAGAAGTTTGCCGGTAAACCCGGCAGCGATGAAGCGATCTTTCAGCAGCATGAGAATTTTCCTTTTCTGTGAGCGAAGGGAACGGGCCAGTGAACCCGCCCCCTCGACCCGCTCACTATCCCAACCATCGGGCCACTCGAATGAACCCGAGGATTAGAAAACTTTGGGTGAGCCCCAGAAGCGCGGCAGCTTGCCAGTCACCGCGCTCCCTTCCCCGGCTCACCCTTTTCCGGTATGAACCGGAAACTGTTAGTCAGGTTGCGTCTGCGCCTGTACTGGTTCCTCATTGGCGGGACGTGCGTTCTCGTGCCGTCGGTCAAACGCTGCATCGAAGCGCGCGCATTGCATTTCGGCCATGATGTCGATCCGCTCTTTCATCGGCGGTAGTGGCTTGATGCCGTCCCGCTTTTCTGCTTCCGCGATGAAGAGGCCAGCGGTTATGAACGCCCGCTCGACGAGTTCCTCGGGAGTTTGTAGCGCGAGGATTGCCCGCCCCGCGCTGTCTTCTTTGCCGCTCGGCTTGCCTGCGATCAGGCCCCAATGCTCGATGAGTTTGAGCGCGAGGACCGATTCGAGGTCGAGCTGCGCGTTGCGATGGAGTTCCATGTTGTCGTCCCAATACTTTTTGTTCGCCATCTTTGTTGTCCTTTCCTGCTTTTGATTTGACTTACTAACTACACTCGTTTACGTGGTCACAATCTCGCTCAGTGCCCAACAGAACAGCCCCCACGCGATCAGGCGATAGGTCCACGCCCACGGGCCGCCCGCGAGAAAGTCTCCGAGGCCAGCGAGCAAAAACAGCAACATCGCGAGGACTATCAGAATCAAGTGGAACGGTGCTTTCATAAGGTGAGTTCCTTTCGGGTTTTGGGTTAGGCCACAATATCGGCGTCTTTGAGTTTGTCCCCGAGCCACTTCTTGATGCTGAGCACGGCGGTATTCATCCACTCGCCGCCGTCAGCTTCGAAGAGCGCGACCATGGGCGTTTGGTTCTGCCGCGATTTCAACCGCAGCACAAACTCGCTAGTCGGTTGCTCAATCTCGCGGAAGGTGCGATAGGGTGAGAGCTTCACGCGCGGCGCGATCTTCTCTTCTGCCTTCATGACTACGCCTTGCCGCGTCGCAACCGTCTGCGAATAGCCGTCGTCGCTCGCGATGGTGACCGCCTCGGCGGAGAGGTTGGAAACGAGTTTGAGCAGTCGATAGTGGTCGCCGAGCTTCGGCCCGGCTTCGAAGAGAGTTTGCAGGCCGACGATAAAGTCATCCGGTTCGAGGTACTGACCGAATCGGAAATGCTGCACTCCATCGGGAACCTTGGCGCGCACGTACTCCGTGCGTCGGCTCCATTCGTCGGCTCCGCGCGTGATGACGCTTACCCTGTCATGGCCCGTAACGTGGATGATGAGACCGCCCTCATCCGGCCCTTCGAGCGTGCCCTCATCGCATTGCAGCTCGTACAGCTCGGCGAGCCCGGTGAGAGTTTGCACGTGGATCGGCGGCAAGAGGGGTTTGAGAACTTCGGTCATGGGGCGGCTCGTGTAGACACGCCCGTCGTCTACTTCCCACCGCTCCGGCTGAGCGAGATTGAGAATTTTGTCGATTGCTTCACGAAGCATAGAATTCCTTTCTTCCGGTACGGGTTCGAGTTTGTAAGAGTCGCCACGCGCCCGCGCGCGGTCCCTGATTTCTTGGTCGGCTGCGTATCCCATGGCACTTACCCCTTGATCGACGCGGCGTTATAGCGGTTACTGGTAGCGGCCACGGTGCGCGCGAGCAAGCCCGAGCCCGAGCCGGTTGTTGTGTAGACAGTGTTGACGTTGCAGTTCTTAACCGTTTGCACGGGCCAACCTTGCTGCCCGAGCTGCCCGCCTTGCATCCCGAGCGCGTTCTGTCCGAGTGCCTGCCCGAGCTTTTGCATTTCGAGCTTCTGCATGTCGTTCGCCCGTATCAATGCCCCCGGTCTCTGCTTCGCCGCCGCTCCCGGCTGTATCCACATCGCGGGCAAGCCGGGGGCTATAAAGGGCGGACGATGATGACCACTTCATCAAGGTGCTGCAAATGCTTTTCGTCGATGGCGCGCGCCGCGAGAATCTTCACGTCGTTCTCGCAGGCCGCGAGTACCGGCGTGATCGGTTTCAGAATCGTGGTGTCGGGTGTGGTGTCATTGCCTTGCGCGTCGCGCGTGGCTTTTGGCTGATGAAGAATCGCGTACTCGAACAGGTTTTTTGTTGCCATTTTTCTTCTCCTCGCGGATTTTCCGCATTGAAAGTTTGGACTCTCGGCGTTTCCTGCCGAGGAACATGCGCAGCACGTCGGCAGCCTGCTTGCGCTCTTGGTACGTAGCGACTACGCAACAAGTGCGCCAATTGCTTTGGTCTTCCCGCAGTACATCGACCGCGAGCAACAGCGCGTCATGTAAGCCAATGCTCATGGCTGCGTCGCAAGAATGCAGGCAACCAATACGGTGCCCGCGCACAGGATGACGAGCAGGAACCAGATGACGCCTTCCGCCGTCCTCATGATCCAATCCCTACAACCTTGTCCCCGGCCCCGGCGCTCTTGCCGTCCTTCGCCGTTGCGTCGTCGTCCTTATCCCAGAGCGATTGCTGCCGGATGTCTTTCGAGTAGGCCGTGATCTTGCCGCCCGTCTTGACGAGGTAGCCGATGCCGTCGATAGCCTCGACCGACGCGAGCCCGCTCTTGCATTGCAGCGAGCACGAGAACGCCGAGCGATCCGGGTAGGGCGTAAATTCGAAGGTGAGCACGATGCGCCGCTTGCCGCTCGCCGAGGTATTCACGTCCGCAATGTTCTCCAACACTTCCGCCAGCTCGCGCGCGAAAACTTCCGGCACGGCTCCCCGGCAAATGTCAAAGAGGCTTAGTTCCTGACGCGGTACATTCGCTTCCATTGGGTTCCTCTCACATTCCCCTGCTAGTGGTGTGCGCCGCCGCATCGAGTTCCGCGATGGCGCGCACGATGCCATCCACGTTGACCATGCCGTCCGGCATGTGTAGCGCGTCCGCGATCTGCCGCAGCTCTTGCTGACGGCTCTCGGTTTCGAGTGCCGGTGTCTCTTCCGTGTCTTTCTGAAACTGCTCAATGTGCCATTGCTGATCTGGCATGAGCGTGACCGCGATGAAACGCACGGGATGCTCTTCCGCCGCGACTTTGATCTTTACGCGGGCGTCGTCCGTCCATCCCGTCTTACCGAGCTTGCCGTCGCGCCCCGGCCAGTACGCTTTGACCTCGTGCGCCTCAATCCGCATATCGTTCGTGACGACGATGAAATCGGGCGTGTAATACGTGTTGTCCGCGAGGCGGAACTTCCAAGCCTCGTACTCCCACCATCGAATCTCGCCGATCATGAGCCGCTCGCGCAGATGGTCGGCATACTTGCGTTCCGTGCGATTCATTTCACGGTTGTGCAGCGTGGCGGTTGCCTGAATGCGTTGCCCCGCCGCCGTGTCGTCCGGCGTTTGCCCCTTGGGTAGCCGAATGCGTCCCATGTGTGTGCCTCAGTTCCGCCGCCCCACGGAGAGAGAAAAGCGGGAAGCTAGAAACTCTCTCCGTGGTCGGGGTGTGGTTAGCCAAGCGGTTGCATGAACGTCAAGAGGGGTTCCTTGAACGCTCCCGCTAGGGCGACCAATTCGGTGAGTCGGGGATTTTTTCCCAGCCGCTCGAATTGAAAGATGTTCGTGTGCGCCATCTCCGCGCGCTTCGCGAGCGCCCGGATAGACAGCTTCTTTGCTCTCCGTCGTTCTTTGAGGTAAGGCCCGAAACGTCCGAGCGCGTCGGGCGGTCCCGGCTTCCGGCGTCGTCCGCGCGCTGCGATACTCAGCGCCTCTCGCACTTTCTTTTTCACTATTCATCCCTTGATTGATGTTGGGGAACTTAGCTCCCGGTGCCGTGGCCAGCGTGCAGCCACGTTGCACCGGGTTTGCCCCGGTCTCCATCCGCTTCCCCTTTGCCGGTTGGAACGGGGTAAACGCGGTCACTCTTCCAAAACTTCGTAAGGTAGCCCGAAAACTTGATGTTGCTTGCCCGCCGAGTCGGTGAACGTCAATTCGTTCACGTCGGTGTCCAAGTTCGTGCAGCCGCGATAGTGCTCCGGCATCCCGGCGTGCGGCCAAAAGATTTTGACCGTTTGTGCGTCGGCTCTTCCGTCCCGTCGTCCATGTGTCCCATGCGTCATCTCCGTGTCTTCTTCGCCGGGCCGTCGAAATCGAGTGCCGGGCTCGCGTGTTCGGTTGTGGTTTCGACCGGCTCTAGTTCGAGCGGGTCGCTGAGCTGATACTCCTCGGGCGGGGGCGTCTCGCCCCCTGCCTCAACAGGCGCGACGGGTTGCGGTTCCGACTGCGGGGACTGCTGGACTGCCCGAGATTGTTTGACGCGCTCCGCCTGCGCTTCAAGTTCTTTGCGCCGCGCGCTCGCCTCGTTCGCTTCGAGGGGCGTGAGCGGTCGCGTGTTGTCTTCCGGCTGCGCTTCGAGTTGGTGGCGCTCCTTCACCGCTTCGAGATTCGCCGCGCTCTTGCCCGCGAGCCTGTCATCCTGCGTGGTAGTGACTTCGAGAACGGGCGCTTGCCACGTGTTGTCAATCGCATCTTGTACGCCGATAGCCTGCCGCCCCTGCTCGCTCGCTTCATCGAGTGCGATGGCGGTCGCAATCTCCGGCGACTTCGGCAGAAACTTGCAGATGCGCCGCAACACAGTCTTGCGCCACATTTCATCTGTGTCCGTGTCCCACGGCGTTGACTTCCCGTAGTTCTTCGCGTTGATGACGGCCTGCGAGCGGTCGCGGATGCGGTTGATTTGCTCCTCGGTCATGACCTCGACGTGATAGCCGCCCGACTTGAATTCGGCGACGGCGTACACAAGGCGCGGCTTGCCGGGATCGCCTTCCAAGGTCGGCTCATGTTCGAGCACGGTGCTGAGCCCGGTCTTGTAGGTGAACTGGTCGCGCTCATGCACGACATGCGCCTCGATGCGACTCACGAACCCCGAGCGCCGAACCAGATCGACGAGCCCTTGATACCCGACGATGAGCTGACACTCACGCTTGAACGGAATCAGGTAACACTGTCCGAGCACGCCCGGCTCTAGTCCAAGTTGCGACGCGATGATGATGGCCGCAAAGACGCTCCGGGGGTCGCAGTCGGCGAGCTTCGGATTCTTGCGGAATTCGGTAAGCGCGATGCGGCACATGCGGTCAGGGTTCAAGTGTCGCGGCAGCGCGCGCGCAATCTCGCTCTTGAAGTTTTGGAGCATCTGCGGAAACGACGATTGGGCGAGGCGATCCGCGCCCCGTCCCGGTGTTTTTGCGATTTCTTCTGTCATGGTTTTCACGCGGCGATAGCCTTTCGTTGTGCCTGATAAATGCGGTGACATTCGGTGTGGTAGGCCGTGCGCGCGCGAATGTACAAGGCGCTCTCGTCGTCCCACTTTTTGCAGATGTAGCACTTTCTGAAATTCGGATTGCCGCAGGCTGCTCTCGCTTCCATCCTGCGGTGAATCAGCAAGTGGTAGGCTTTGCTCGGGCAAACCAAGAGATTGCTATTCGCGTTGTTGCTGCGGTTTAAGTTCCAGTGATGGACCTCGGCACCGTCCGGCAAGTAGTAGCCGAGCGCCTTTTCCGCGACGAGAATATGCTGTCCAACAAACCCGTCTCGATTCGCGTGCGGGTGCCCCGGAGCGCGTTCCATGACATAGCCGTTGCAGATGTGCGTTCGCTGTAGCTCCTCGATTGGTTTGCGCTTCGTGATGCGATGCCCACGGGCGAACGCATAGAAGTGACCGCGATAGTTGGCTCGCAGTTCCGTCCCGCATCCGCATTCGCACATGTGGTCAGTCGGCATTTTGAAAGTTCTCCTCTCGTTTCTCTGTCTGGTCGCGGCGTTCTATCGCCCGCTCGGCGGCCCGTGTGACTCGTATCGTGGTGCCTTTCAAATTGTTGTCCCGTACCATGGCGACTATGTTCGCGAGCGCCTTCGCGAGCCCGACGCCGTGATTCCGCCCGCCACAAACGCAGTCGCAATGCCCGCCCGCCTTCGCGTCGTAGCAGCGCGCATCACAGCGCGCCATCACGCCGCTATCGAGTTTTTGCGTGAGCAGTTTCATTGCGCCCGCTTTACCGGGTGAACCTGCAACCGCTTCTTGCCGGTCGCGCGTCGCACAAAAAACTTTTTGTAAACTTCGGGGGCTTCGACTCTGAGCTTTTGCTGATCGACGCCGCTCCAGAAATTCGGCTGCGAGTACACGCGCCATTGCCCATTGACTAGCGCCGCCTCGGTGTCGCCCATGAGTTCCTTAATGCGCTCGGTCACGAGTTGCAGCGCGCCGGGGTCGTCTTCTTTGTCCGAGTCGAGCGCCGCGATTTCCGATTGGATGAGCGCGCGGTTAAGCAGTAGGTCGCCAAGCTCTTCGTCTTGTACGGTGCGCAATGGCGTCTTGTTATCGCGCTCCGCGCGCAGCCGTTGCAGCTCTTCGTGATCGAGTTCGCTCTCTCCGCGACACGTCAAGCGCCATGGGCAAACCTTGCAACGCACATCGTCTGCGGGGAACGGTGGCGGGGGTAGCTCGCCGCGCGCGAGTGTGCTCCAGAATTTATCCGTCTCGCGCTTGAAGATGTCGATTACCTCTTCGTCGCGGGCTACATCGAAATGCTTTAGCGGCAGCTCGCCGAAAACGCCGAGGATGATAAACGCGCCCCACGTGTGCCCGGTACAGAACAGGCTCCATTGAAGCTGTAGATTGTGGCCGGGGGGTAACCCATTGCGCAGGATGCCGAGGAACGGGCCTTCCCCATGGCTCTTTAATTCCGCGTCGCCGGTCGGACGGTTCGCGAGCGCGTCACTCAAGATAATGCGATCTGTGTGAACCGCCGCGCCGGGATAGTCACGCGCGTGGATGATGCGCTCGCGCCGGATGAGCGAGCGCCCCGTGTCTTCCATGTACAGTTTCGCGATGATGTCTTCAAGCAAATGCCCGCGCCGGAAGATGCCCGCGAGCGTCACGCCGCGCGCTGCGCGCTCTTCGAAGTCTTCGGGCACTTGACTCTTGCGATAGCCGAGCGCGCGCACACAGCCCTTGCCGTACTGCTTTTCGTTGAGCAATTCATAGGCTTCGCTGCCGCCGATGAAGGTGTGTCGGATTTCGTGCGAGGGGGGTAGACTCTCAACAATGGGAAAATGCGATGAAGCCGCCATGAGGGTTCCCCTGAGAAACAGCCGTGGAACATCTCAGCGCGTTCTGCCTGTTTTGGGCGACCCAGCGGGGTAGAGTATGCGTTGGAGAAACAGAATGTAATGTACGTTGACGTACCGTGTCAAGAACTAATTTGTTCTGCACCAGACACAGGGCAACCCTGTCAGTGCGGCATGTTGTCGGCGACTAGGTAGAGGGCCAACCCTAAGAACGTCGCGGCGAGGTCCGCCTGCTTGGATTGCCGGAAAACGTGCGACAGGATGCCACACCACACAGACCAAGCCATCATGAACGCCAGCGGGCGAAACGCTTCCCAGTAAACGCTCATGTCGCGCGGTTCTTCACTTCGGCGCGCGCAGCCTCGGCGAGCAGGGTTCGCATGTGCTGAATCGTGGCCCATTTGCCATGGGGGAAGAGTTCGGGCGAATCGGGCTCCTCTTGCAGTAGCGCGATCAGCCAAGCGAGCCATTGCGGCTCACTCCAGCGCCGGACCCATTCGTCATAGCCATGCTTCTCGGCGTAGCGTTCGAGCGCGCGCCGCGTTTCCGGCAGCACGTTCACGTGTACAAGATCGTAACTTGATTCGGTCACCGTTGCGGGTTCGCTTTCTCCCAGAGTTCGACCGCGAGCCGGGCGGCTTCGCGTCGCGAGAGTTCGGGCGGGTCGCCCTCGGTTGCGCCGGGGAAGAAACACGAGCAGGTTTTCAATTGGTGCGCGACGCTTCCAATCGTGCCGCGTATGAAGCAGTCGAGATGCGCGACCGGGGCGTTACTGTAGATGATGCCTTGATCGCCCTCGGCGATAGGCTCATCGCAGTGCGTGCAAGGCCAGCCTACCGGCGTCCGCGCCTGCGGGCAATCGTCATTCAGTGCCGAGCCCCAGCTATTGCCAAACCAGTGAATCATTGCGGGCGGCCCCCAACTAAAAAGGCTCAGCGCCGGGTACGGAACGCCGAGCCTTTACTCGAACCGGAACGAACAACTGTGAAAGGAAAATATGGGGACATCCTAGCAGAGATGGCCCCCGTGATTCAAGATTTCGTTGTAGGCGCATCGCGCGAGGTTCGGGAAGCTTCTGAGTCTAGAGAATCCCAGCAAGGAAAGCCTCTAAACTAAGAACCCTGATTGCGACAGGGCGTCAGTGTCAGTCCCGTATCGTTCTGGGGGTAGCACGGTTGCAGGTGAGAGCCTTGAGAACTTCCGCCTGTCGGTTCAACTCCGACTACCTCCACCACGTTGGCCGCGTAGCTACAGACGGCCAATCTTGGACTTCAAACATCAAAACTTCTATATTTATACCATACTTCCGCCATGTCGGGCGTCTGATACACCAATCCATAATTACCCTATAATTATGGGGTAATTATGAAACGCCGTGCGCCCGGTGTCATTTCGCCCCCCGCAGTTTCTCCGCGCACGGCATGACGCGAAACAATTCGTCAGTGCTGTAAGGCCGGTCGAACTGCGAATTGAGTTCTTCCGCCTCGGCGTCAATGACCGCTTGCACTGAGTCGCCCGTCAGAATCCAGTCTTTCGGCGCGCTTCGGTACTTCGGCATATTCATGTCGCGGCACCCTTCGGCGTGTACTTCCATCGGATACGAGCCGTTCATCACAACCAATCGAACGCTCATGAGAATAACTCCGTCTGCGGGCTCGCATCCGTGCCGCGAAACAGCGGCGAGTTCATCTCTAACGCGCCCGCGCGCGCCTCGATGTTGGTAGGTTGAAGTAACTTCGCGGTCAGATCAGCCGCGAGTTCGACGCCTGCGACTTCCGCGCGCTCCGCTTCGTGCCGTTCCATTCCGGGTAGCGCAATCGGTGTGCCTTGAAGTTTTGCCATTTTCGTTTCCCCTTTGCCGGTTCGTATCCGGCTTTGATGTTCCTATAGTAGAACGTGAGGGTGAGCCTGTCTAGATAACTTTGGAGTGTTACCGACGGGCCGCTTGCTCCAGTTCCAGCGCCTTGAAATACTCGACCGCTTGCGCGGCTGCCGGAACGTGCCAACCGAACATGGAGCCCGCGAGCGCCGACTCTGCTACCTCTTTCGAGATGCCGAGCCCCTTGTTTTGGTGCTCGACTATTTCGCGCGCGTCGTCGTCCGAATATCTCGCGTTGTCGTAGTCTGACAGGTAGTAGCCGCTCTCATTGAGCTTTACTATCCCGATCCGTTTACCTGCGGGTGCGCCCGGTACTATTACCCATGCTGCCGTCATGTTGTCCCCTTTCAGATTGTTACCCTCGCGCCGCCCGCCCGGTGCGCTTTTGGCTGCCGTAGGCCGTCCGATTGTTGCAGGCTCTTCGGCGCGAGGATAAAAAACTTTGGCGGACCCTATCGCGTTCCGCCTTGCCGGGGCACGACCCCCAGAGCGCCTACTAGGACGGGAGCGGAAAGGGCCGGGAGGCCCCACCAAGCGCCCTAGTGAGCTTATGCGCCTTTCAGCTCAGCCATTTTCGCGGCGAGCTGCCAGAGTGCGCGATTCAATTTAACGTCTTGGTCGATCCCGCGAACCTCGCGAGTCGTCACGTTGCGGCGAACGCCATTCACGCGCGTCACGCCATGCAGCCCACCGCGAATCACGTTCTCTTGCACGCGGTTGAATGTCGTCCAAAGGTCCGCGCCGGTATCTTCCGAGCGTCGCACACCGAGCAACTGAGCCGCAGTGATCGGTGTCGTTACCTTGCCTTCGGTGTCCGAGAACCGCAGGGTGTGCGCAGCCTCGGCGAGTGCGTTCTGTTCGCCGTTCGTTAACTGGAGTTGCTTCCACGTGTTCACGGAATTGAGCATCTTAGCGGAGTCGTCTACGATTCTGCAAGAGCCCTCAATCACGTTATCGAGCACGTTCCCCTTGTGGAACACTGAGACCGATCCAATCTCCGACTCGCACACCATCATGCCATTCAGGCAAGCCAAGCGGAAGATGCCCGCCATGAGCTTATACGCGCTAGTACCATCGTGCGAGTTAACCATCACAATCTCGGGTGTGGTGTCGCCGACTGCGGTCATCGCGGTCGAGCCCTGAAAGCGGAAGCGAATCATATGTTTTGTGAATTCGCTTTTGCCTTCGATGCGCGAGGAGGATTGTTGCGCCTTGAACGGCACGAACCCGGCAGCCATCATACCCTTGATAACGTCCACGGTTGGAATGTACGTGTACTTGGAGGAGCGCGAGCTATGCGCCTCAGTTGCGAACGCGGACGGCGCGAGTTGCGCGACTTGCTCGATTGTGAGCGGCTGATTGTTGCGGTTGGATGAGCGGTTGAAATTCGAGTAACGCATTTTATTTTCCCCTTAGCCGGTTCGTATCCGGTTTTTCTAGTTGCTTACTGTGATGATCTTACTTGCAGAGGGTGAACCTGTCTAGATAACTTCGGTACTAGTTACCTGATTTCTTTTTTGCGGCGTTCTCCGCGTCGGTGTCGGGAGTGAATGCCGAGCCCTTCGGCGAGCACACGCAAACCCGATCCGAGCAAACCCCAGCGCGCGACGGCGCGCCGCAGAGACAAATGTCATCCGCGTCGCACTCTTCCATCCCTTGCGCATCGTAGTTCTTCCCACATACGCACTGGTAGGACATCGGCAAGCCCTTGACTACTGGCAGTGACACGGTATTACCGCAGGAACAGAGTACAGACGGCGCGCGCATTATTTGCCCCCTTTCACGTCGAGGTTCGCTTGCCAAGTTTGCGAGTACGTCAACCGCGTTGTCGGTTCGCCTTTTGCCTCGGCGAGCTTTAACTCCAGTGCTTCTAATTCTTGCTGTGCCAGCGCCGCAGCCGAGCGCGTTTCCATCGCCTTGATTGACGCGCGCTCAATCTGCTTTTCGATGTCCGCCAGTTCCGCGTTAAAAACCGCGACCGGGTTCGCGAGAACCCATTCATTGACCAACGGTGTCAGGATCGCCGCGACCTTTTCGCGCGCCGAGTTCGACGGTGTGTCGTTGTAGTTTTTGCGGTTCACTTTGGACAGGCTGAGCGCGTGCCATTGCGCCATGTTGCGGTTATCTTCCGGGCCGATGTGCCAAGCGCCATCCGCCCACAAGTGATAGTGCGCGCTCGCATTGATAACCACGTTGTTGACGGTAAGCGGTTCGCTGTTCGTGCTCACGTGAATGTGCTTTGCATCGGTCGGTGTGACGTTGACCGCGCCGCGTAAAAAGCTGATTTTGTTTGAACCTAACATTTTTTTCTCCCTGCCGTTTCGTTATCGGCTTTGATGTTCCTAGTCTAGCACAGAGGGTGCCCCTGTCAACGGCACCCTAGTAACATTCTGCGAGTTACTGAAAGATCACTTTCCCCATCGCGGTACGCAATCCGGTCTCGCGTTCGAACAGCTCGCGCAGTCCGTCAAAGTAAATGCCGGTGTGCTCGGAGATGAGCTTAGGCACCACACTGCCGCGTGTTTTCATGAATATCACGGTGTAAGTATCGTCAGCCGCCAGCGTGATGCGCACACCGTTAATGCCCGCCTTACAGAATCCGCCCCCGCCCGGTAGGCGGAAGGAGAGAGAGTCAGCCGAGCCGATAAAGTTTTTCGCGCCGGTCATGACCGCGAATTTATGCCCGCCGAGCTGTTCGAGAATTGTGTTGGCGATTGAGTTCGACATTACTGGCCCCCTTCCGTGGTCGAGACTACCCGCAGTGCATTCGGTACGGTTGGACGTTTCGCGAAGCAGAATTTCGCGTCATCCTTCGAACGCTCTAATGTTGCTTGGAATGTGACCACATCGCCGCGCTTGACAGTGCCAAGGGCTGCGGGCACGGTTGACCAAACCAGCCACCCGGCTGCCGATTTCACGAGCATCTTGTATTGTTCGCCGTACTGCGATTCGCGATACTCCGCCTTGAGTACCTCGCCCGTGACGACTTGCTTACCCTCGGGTGCATCGCTCGCCGCGTCGCGCTCGGTTGCGCGCTCGGCTGCGATCTGCGCGCGCTGGGGAATCTTTGCCAGTAGTGAGCGCACGAAGTTGGTTTGCTTTTCGGAGACGCTGCCGTAACGTACCAGCTTGCCTACGATGTCGCGAATTGTGGTCTCTTCGAACGGTTGCCGACCCTCGGGAATTTCGCCGATGAACAGCGCCCATGCGCCATCTAGCCCGGCATCGCTCAGAATCATTTGTGCATTTAGTGCGCCTGCGGTTCTCATTTTTTTGCTCCCTGCCGATTCGTTCGGCTTATGTAACTAGAGTAAAGGTAGAGGGTATCCCTGTATAGATAACTTGCGTAACATTCCGCTTGACACCAAAGTTCTTCCGGTAGTACAGTTCGGACTCCTAACCGCTTCCCCGAGCTGATCAGGAATGAGGGTAAACCGAAAGGTTTTACCCTTGCCAAGAGTTCGCAAGATTCGCCCCACTTACTTTTCAGATGACGCCCTCGCCGAGTGCTCGCACTCCGCCCGGTGGCTGTACGTTGGCCTCACGTGTTTCTGTGACGACATGGGGCGGATGGAGTATTCGCCGCGTGCTCTCCAAAGCTATATCTTCCCCGCCGAAGGCGACGCTACCATCGCGAACGTTGTCGAATGGCTTGCACAGCTCGCCGATGCGGACCTGATCGAACGTTACAAAGTCGAACGCCGCGAGTACCTGCGCATAGTCAATATTGCCGACTTGGTTCTAAACCGTCCTAGCCATTCCACTATCCCGAAATCTCCTCACGAGCATCACGCCGCGTGCTATTGCGCGAAGTGTAAGGCGGATGCGTTTCACGTGGAACGCACAGCCGCAGTGCAGGCGCATAACGGACCTGTAGCGAAGCCGTTGCACTCCGATGATGCGCAAGCACTGCAAAATGAAAGCGATGCACTAGAAGAGCCCGCAGAGGGTAATACTCACGACTTTGTACTAGAGAGTGACCTCGAAGGATTAGGGGCAAAGGACCGCGAAACAAGGCGAAGAGCTATCGAAGTTTTTGCAGCGAGGATGCTAGACGCATTGGGTATACCTGTCAGCCTAACACTAACCGATACAGTTATTGAGGCAATCAGAGTTAAGGCGAGGCATGAGGGATTATCTCTAGAGGCAGCCGGGAACAAGGTATTCGGCCCTGCGGCTCTACTCAAGGCACAGGGTAAGGCCCCTGCGAATTGGGTCGAGTATTTCCGAGGTCAGGGTGCAGCATGAGTTCACACCGAACCCACGCCACCAACGTTAAGCCTATTGCTTGCAATGCGCTAGACGCTCGCACCTTGCCAGTGTACACACAGCGTACACACGGCAGCCGGTCACACGGTCGAGGTTACCAACGTCACGTAACACACACGCAGGGTACTAAAGTTTTTTTTGAGGCATGGGGGGAGGGGTCTTGACCATCCCGGCCATGGAGAGACCCCCGTCGGACCCGAGGGAAGGCGGCGGGGTGCTGAGCCCGGTCCCTGCTTCTCCCCCACGCGCTTGAACTTTTTCCGGTTCGTTGTCCGAATACGAGACTTTTCCCAAAAGGGGGGTAGCCTCACTTCCGGCGCGGGGCGATCTAACCGGGTTCGAGGATTGCGCAGGATGGCCGAGGCGGGGCAGGAAACAGGGGTAGGCTGGCGGAATTGCAAGGGGTGGCCCTGTGACACCCGGAAAACGTCCTAGAGGCTCTGGAGGGCTTTGGCGATGAAATTCCGAAAAGCGGACGCGATGCGAACGCCGAGCTTCAAGTCGAGCTGCTACGGGAAGCAACGCTATGGGGATAGACGTACAGCGAAGGCGGCAGTGAGGGCGTTGGCGGGGAAGAAACGGGAGGGGCTATCGGCATACCGATGCTGGTACTGCGAGGGATGGCACGTGGGGCACTGATGGGGAAGGGGAACAGTGAGAGCTAGGAACATTAAGCCGGGATTTTTTAAGAACGCGGAGCTGGCAAACCTACCGCTTGCGGCTCAAATCCTGTTCATCGGCATGTGGTGTATGGCCGACCGGGAAGGGCGACTTTGGTATCGCCCGGAGCAGATCAAAGCGGAGGTGTTGCCATACCGTCGCGTGAGCGTGGCGCTACTGTGCGTAGAGCTTGAGAAAGCTGGCTTCATTCGTCGCTATGGCGTGGCGGATGGTCGCGAAGCCGTGCAGATAGTGAACTTTCGTAAACATCAGAATCCACACGTGAAAGAGGCGCAGAGCACCATACCAGCACCAGACTCGCACCGGACTCGCACCGGACTCGCACCAGACGAGCATGGTACTAGCCCGGCTGATTCCTTGATTCCTGATTCTTTGATTCCTGATTCCAAGAACCCCCCTACCCCCCTTTCGGTTGAGAAGCCGGAAAAAGCGGCGAGTCAAAACCGGGCGGGTTTGAAATTCGAAAGTCAAAATCTCACGAAAAGCAACGGCAACCTCGACGCCGTGGTGATGGAGATAGCGAAGCTGTACCCCAAGGTGCTCGATCCCCAACACCTACCCCATGACGTCGAGGTCGCCATCGTCGAGGCCGTGGCGCGGGACGGTCGCGATCTGGTTTTTGCGGGGACGAAGAGCATGGCCGAGGTAGTCCGAAAGTGGGACAAGGCGGAATTCAATTTCATCCCCGGCGCTGCGAAGTTCTTCCACGAGTCGCAGTACCGGCGTGACCCGAAGACGTGGAGCCGGGATGTGGTGAAGCGGGAAACGACAGGAGCCGTTCATGACACGAGGGCCGACCTTAGCAAGTACACGAGTAGCCGAGATGAAAAAAAATAGCGAGTGCCCGCACTGCGGGGATACGGGTTGGATTGTCGGGCCGGACTGTTCGACGACGCGGTGCCCGTGCATTCTCGACAAAACCCTGCGCACGGTCTTGCCGCCAAAGTTCCACGGGGCAAAGCTCGCGGACTTCGACCCGGACATTCGCCGGGATGTCTCCGAGTTCATCCTGAAACCGACCGAGGGGTTAATGCTCTGGGGGCCGACGGGCTCGGGGAAGACGCATCTCGCTTGCGCCATGATGCGGAGTTTGTACGAGGCGCGGAAGCGTCCCGTTTTTGTACGGGCGGCGGACTTCTACGCCGAGCTGCGGGAGAGCTACCGCGATCCGCTCGCTTTGCCGAGCGAGATGGACATCCTGCGGAAGTATGCCGGGGCGATGTGGCTCGTACTCGACGACATTGCGAGTGGGAGCTTGAGCGATCACGAGCGGCGCAGTCTGCTCGACCTGATCGACCGCCGAGGGAACGCGCTTCTGCCGACGGTCGTGACGACGAATTTCGGGCTGGAGGACGTGGCGCGCTTGGTCGATGAGCGGCTCGCGTCAAGGCTTGGCAGCTACTACCGCATTGGTGTTCTCAATCAGGACCGGAGGAGCGCATGACGGAAAAGGGCGAAGGCGAGAAGCGTTGGATTGATAGCACGGTGCGCGATCTGGAGCGCGGGCAGAATGATCGGGCACAGGAGCGGTCAGACGCGATGGACGAAAAAACGCATGGCATTTTGACGCTCTACGAGGTCGAGAAAAACTGGATTCAGAGAACTTTGCGCGATCTGAATGGCGACTTGGATCGGACGGCGAAGGCGCTCGGCATTGGGCGCTCGACGCTGTACGTCAAGCTCAAACTTTACGCGAAGGAAGACGCGGCGGCAGAGGCCGCGAAGGCGGAGACGGAGGAGTGAAACCGCGCTTTCGGCTCGATCACGGCAGGATGATCCCGATAGTCGAGTGTCAGCCGGGGAACGCGATGGGCTGCACGGAATTCTCGAATCGCGGGCTGCCGGATATGTACCACGAGGTCACGTATTGGCCGAAGACGCAGAAATATCGCTTGACGACGGGCGCGGAGTTTCGGCACGTCATGGGGAAGCCGGAGCCGATGCGGCTGAGCAATCAGGAGAAATGGATTTGCTCGGTGCTCGGGCTCGATGAATTCTCGCTTGGCATATTCCTGCGGAGCTGGGAGCCGGGGAACACGGAGAACGCGACCTTGAAGCTGCAAGGGCGACCGGAGACGCTAGCGGAGTTTCGCTTTGAGCTGTGGCGCAGTTTATGAGTTGGGACCGGAGGACGGCAATCGCGGGGTTCTGTGGCAGGAACCAAATCGCTTGTGTCCCACGATTGCAGGGGCCGGTCCCGCTAGTTCTTGGAGGAGAACATGAAAATGAGCGCGGTAGATCAGGGCTGGATTGACGCCTTGCGGCGTTTCATCGGCGAGGGCACGGGAGAAGTTCCGGTATGGCTCACGGCGGACGGAACCGTAGACGCGGAGCACACAGTCGAGAGCGCGTTCGCGTTGTACGACATCAAGCCCGGCAAGAATGCCGAGACGAAAGGGGCGACCCATGGGCGACCTAAGCGAGCATTTCTCAACGAGTGAACTGGCTTGCCCGCACTGCGGGAAGATCGGGCTTGACCCTTCGCTCATCCCGGCGCTCGAAGAGCTGCGCGCGGCAGCGGGCGGGCCGGTCGAGGTCGATAGCGGGTATCGCTGCCCGATCTACAACGCGGAAGCGGGCGGGGTCTCGAAGAGTCAGCACATGCAGGGCAGGGCGGCGGACGTGAAGATTCCGGGGAAGACGTTGCAGGAAATGTATAACCTCGCGGAAGCGGTGCCCGCCTTCCGCATGGGCGGCATTGGAGTCTATGACGGCGGGTTTATTCATGTCGATACGCGCGATCAAAAGACGCGCTGGGCGCGGGTGAAGGGCAATTACATCTCTATCGGCGCGAGTGGGCTCTTGACACATTGGTAGTGCGAGTTGGCGGCGGAGGACTGCCGACCCCTCTCCTTGATAGGGATGATGATCGGAACGAAAGAGGGGAAAGCCGGGGCCGCCGCCAGTGTTCACGAAAAGGTGAAGCGATGAGCGCTGAATCCACGGACGGACAGGAATCCATCTTCCGATTCAACGCGGGGCAGACAGTGTGGGTCCGCGATTATAGGTATCCGCGTGGATGTAAGGTCGTGGAGGCGACGGTCCGAGAGCAGCATGAACATCACGGGCGTCATCCTTGGTATCCGAATGGGGAAGGGTACTCGCTGGACGGGGAATTGTGGTGGGACTGTTATCCGGGATGCCGAGTATTTGCGACACGGGAAGAGGCGAAGGCTGGACGCTTGCCGAGGAACAGAGTAGAGGCGGAAGAGGTAGCCCATCTTCTTCTGACCCGCATAAATGGAGATTTAGGATGAGCGCTGAATCCAAGCAGGCCAAACGTAAAAAGTCCGCGGAAGCTATAACGAGGCCAGGGAAGGGTCCGTGGTATGACTGGCTCGACAGTTCAGAAGGGCAGCAGGCCACGAAGCAAGAGGATTGTCTCTTGCGCGGGAATTATCTCGAAAATCGCCTCTGGAGAGCATTTATCGCAGGCATGAAAGCAGGATTTGAACAGGGTGGAATTCGATGAGCGAACACAAGCACCAAGAGCCGAGGCTTGCAGCTACAAACTTGAGCAAGGAGCGTCTTTGCGTAAGCGTGTCGGGTGGAGAAACTTCAGCCTTTATGGCTCAGGAGTTGCTCGCAAACTACAACGACATTTACGAAATGTGCTTCGTGATGGCGAATACAGGGCAGGAGCGGCGCGAGACGTTCGAGTTTTTGCGGCAAATGGATGAAGAGTGGGGCTTCCCGATCCACGTACTTGAGGCCGTGACACACGAGGGCAGGATCGGCTGCACGCATCGGCTGGTATCTCTTGATGGCGTTGCGATGAAGGGTGAGCCTTTCGAGGCCGTGATCGACAAATACGGCATCCCGAATCAGAAGTATCCGCATTGCACTCGGGAGTTGAAGCTGAATCCGATCCGTTCATACATGGCATCAATCGGCTGGGATAGCTATTTTACGGCTATCGGCATCAGGGTAGATGAGCCTTCCCGTATAAGAGCCGATGCCGAGGCGGCAAAGATCATCTACCCACTAGTTACGATGTTCCCAACGGATAAGGGAGGCGTGAATCGCTTCTGGGAGGATCATGCTTACCGACTAAACCTGAAGTCTTATCAGGGCAACTGTACTTGGTGCTGGAAGAAAAATATCAACAAACTCGTGGCAATCGCGCAGGAGACTCCAGAAGTATTCGAGTTCCCCGCACGCATGGAAGAAAAGTACGGAACCTATGCTGATGGCAGGCCAAGACGGTTCTTCCGCGAGCAACGCACTACCGGCGACATTATCGGAATAGCAGAACTAGTCAACTCGCGGATCGCAGACGACGGCGACGAGGATTCAGGATGCTCGGAAAGCTGTGAACCATTCGGGCAGCAAGAATTTGCTTTCGGTGAAATTGTAAACGAGCAGACTGACGGTAGGTAGGTACCTCGAATGCACCTTCTCAACGTAAACGAAGTGCAGATAAAAAAGGGACACTAGAGGGGGCGAAAGAGTTTTGAAAGGGAAATGTGAGCATCTGGGCAGCTTGTGGGGCGATATTGTTAGCTTGCGCGGCGGTAGTGTTAGCTGTTTGCGTGATTCTCGCGATGGATGCTCGCAAATCGTGCGGGATAGGCAGAAACAAATGGGAATTATATAGATGACTCCCTTGACTCAGTTTCGGACGATCCTCGCTGATCCGCCTTGGCAACAGCCGATGACGGGCAAGCGCACTCGTCCGAAAGGCGGGTCTCCTCCATCGTTGCCGTATCCCACGATGACGCTGGAAGCGATTTGCGGGCTGCCTGTGCGTGAGTATGCGGACGTGGGCTGCCATTGCTGGCTGTGGACAACGAATGCGTTTCTGGAATCGGGTTTCCAAGGTGCTTCGCTCATGGGGATTCAAATATCTAGCCCCGATTCATTGGATTAAACCGTCCGGTATCGGGAATTATGTCATCCATCGGAGCCAAACGCTGCTTCTCGGATACCGGGAGCGGTGCATCTTCGATCAGTTGAGGTACTTTCCGAACCTGATACAGACGGGTGATCCAGTGCGGCACTCCCAGAAGCCTGACGCGGCCTACGAGTTAATCGAGAAAGTGTCACACGGTCCTCGTTTGGAGCTATTCGCTCGGCAGAAACGAAACGGCTGGGAGACGTGGGGCAACGAAGTGCAGTCCGATGTTCATTTGTCAGAGGTTAGGGAGTTAAGTATATAAATCCCAAACAAATTGCGGGAACGCAAATAATATTTGCGTGCACAAGAGTTTTAGCGGAGGGTGAGAGCATGAGCGAGTACGGCAAGATCGAGACTCTTTACGAGCGTGACCTGAAGACTTTCAAGGTTCACGTGGGCGAGCTAAAGAATCGCACTTACGGCTTGCTTAAAACTTGGCACTGGACTGAGAAGGTTGACGGGACGAATATCCGCTGCGTCTGGGCGGGCGGGAAGCTCACCTTTGGCGGCAAGACTGATAACGCGCAGATTCACGCCGATCTCATTAAGTGGCTGTATGAGCATGTCTCGGCGGCGAAGTTGCAGGAGTTGTTCCCCACAGAAGAGGGCGATGGGAATAACGTCGTGATCTATGGCGAAGGGTACGGCGCCGGGATTCAGAAGGGTGGCGGCGACTATTCGCCAGACATTCGTGATGGTTCCGGGCGGATTCGTTACCGGAGTGTCATGGATGGGTGAAACGGACGGCGCGTTTCTGGAGCACGAGCCGTCTTATGGACCGACGGGAATGGAGCCAAAATCATGAGCCTCGACCTAGAAATGCTCAACCGTTACAACGTCGGCGAACTGGAAGCGCGGCGCGCTCGCGATTGGTGGCACGAGCTGCCGAACGAATACAAGGGGTCGGTCACAATCTGGGTGCTGCTCGCGGTCTTCGCGGAGCACGAACGCAAGGAACGGCGGGAGAGGAGTCTAGATGTGGCAGGCTGAAACAGAATGCGCCGTCATCGTCACGGTGAAGGGCAAAAAGCAGGTTGAGGGGCGCATCGTCTCACTCCCCGACGCGACGGTTTTCCATCGCTCGAAGCCCCGCGAGTCGCTCGCTACGGGCTCGTTCTCGCTCGATGAGCGCGCCGCGTGGTACTTGATGCAGCACGCCCCGGAAGTGAAAGAGATTCATTTCGTGGACGCCTCGGGCGCAATCTACACGGTCGCAAAGGATACCTTCTGGCGCTTATCGGAGCGCCACGAGTGCGGCTCCCGGCACCGCATTCATTTGCCGGTCGAGCATTGGACAAAACACGAAGCATGGTACGAGGTCCGCTATCAGAAGGGCGAGCCGGAGAAGTTTGCCGTCAGCTTTCCGCCCGAACCGCGCGGGCCTACTACAGAAAGCGATGGGTGACCTCATGGCCTCTGCCGGACCAGCCCCGGAACGAGCGCCCTACCAAGGTCTCGCGCCCCTCTGTCAGTTTCACCCGGAGCCCTTGCGCCCCGGCTTTAACTATTGTTGGCGCTGCCTTGCGCGTGAGGTCGATCCGCACAACGGAATCGCCTCGGCATGGTGGACAACGCGCTGGACGCGGGGTTTGCCGGTCGGAGAGAATGAGGAAGAGTGAGGGATACCCCCTCTGTCTGGTAGGGATTAAATATTGTTCTTGACACGGAACAAAAAGGTGTATCATGCGGGCATTGTTACTTTAGTACATTGGGCCTCGCAAGACAGTTAGTAACTTTATCTCTATGCGAACAACCTATGATGTTGCAAACGAAATACGGCACGGCGCTCGCCGTGTCTTAGGCTCACCCAAACCAGTCTCAGTAAGAAACAGCCGCCCCGGAACAAGGGGCGGAGCTAAGAAGTTTCGCATCGTCGAAAACACTCCCCCGCAAGGCGGGATGCTGCATTTGACCGAGGCACGCCCCGATGAGTTTCTCGAAGGTGCGCCGCGCATGGCGGTTGCTTCACGGATTTTTGCACATAATCCCGTGGAAATCCGGCAACGCGCGACTTACCACGAGAAAGCGCCCTGCTTTCAATACAGCCCCGAAGTCATCAATCATGTCAACATACTGCGCGCGCAAGGTGGAGACGCCGCTGTTCGCGAGTATCTCAACCGAGTAAAGGAGAAAACTTCAATGTCATTTCACACAGAACAAATGGAAGCGGGCCTTCGGAGAAACGAAGCTCCGGCAGTATCCGAAGTCGTTACCGGGACGATGGAGGCGGCGCTCACCGACGCCGAAACGAAAGTTCGTTTCTATGACGCGGAGCAAAAACGCTGCGCGGCGGAAGCGGCGCGCTGGCGTGAGGTTGCAACCTCGCTGAAATCGGTCATAAGCCTCACCACGCAACCGCTCGCCATGGTGAGGAGCGCGAACGGTAACGGGAACGGGAACGGGAACGGAAGCGCCAAGTGGCCCGGCCTAGTAAGCCAAGTTCTCACCAAGCCGATGACCGGCAAAGAACTCACCGACGCGCTACAGGCAGCAAGCGGGAGAGACCGGACAGTGATAAGCGTTGCCGTCTCCTCGCGCAAACGGGCGGGCCAGATCGTCGAAATCGACGGCAAGCTCTGTCTCTCCGATTGGACCGACCCGGCGAAAGCCAGCTAGTAAAATCCAGCCAAACTGAAAAGGAAAAAGATCATGAGAACCGCGAGAATCTACACGTGCAAAAATTGCGGCGAAACCTACGGCGGCCCCGGCGATTTAGGCCGTCACTACAACGCGAACCCCTCACACCGCCCGAGCTACAAACCGAAGCACACGCAGCTCAAGCACACGTTTGTCGGGAAGGCGAAGATCGTCGCGAAGACGAACGGGCACGCGCCCGAGCTGCGCGCAGAGAGCCAAGCCTTCGGCCAGCTCACCGCGCTCAAGGAACAATTCGCGGGCGAGATTAAGAGCGAAGAGCAGACTATTGAGCGCCTGAAAATCGAAATGACGGAGCACGTGCTCAAGCTCGATCAGCTTCGCGCGACGCAGAATGTTTTGCTCAGCGCCGAGCAGGCCAAGGATCGCGACTTAGCGAATACCGCGCCGTCGGGGTTCGCCCTACCGGCCTAAACGCGTTGGGTCAGATAATATTTCTCCTTTCTGACCCACTAGGGCAGCCGTGGGCTACCTATCGGGGCGTGCGGCTGCCTTACTTGTTTCCGGCTGTGGTCGCCATATCCCAGCCGGGGAGTTGCGGCAATGAAGTTCCAGCGAGAGCGGGAGGGGTGTACGAGGCTGCGGTCAAGGTGCAAACTTGATCGTTCTCACGTTTTAACAGAGCGAGCTTTGCGGCCCCGGTAAGAAGTGCTCAGAGCTACCGCATTGCGCTGGATATAAGTTGCCGCTCCAACAATCCCCGGCAGAAGGCCATCGGGTTGAGCATGTTGGATGCGACGTGCTTCATCTTGTCCTTCTGCCGGAGTGAGAAAACGAGGACTCTATGGACGTTGAAATCCTGCACAGCATCAAGGGCGACAAGGAAACGGGCGGCAAGGTGCTCGCGGCGCTCTGCCTGCATCCCATGGGCTTCTATCAGTTCACGCACGCCGGGCTCATGACGCCGACGGACGAAGTAATCGCGCATCTCTTGATGATTCGCACGGACGAGCATAAATATTGGGCGAAGTCGGGACAGTGGCCGACGACGGACTCACGGAGCGGGGTATGAGCGACAACGAAAAAGCGAACTACGTCACGTGCCTGAAGGGGCACAAGATTTTTGTCATTTGGTCGCCGAAAAGAAAGTGCTTCGGCTTTACCTGCGATCAGTGCGACAAGCACAGCGCGCGCGCGGTGAGCGAGCATGGCGTTATCGAAATCAAGGTGGTGAGACCGGCATGAATAAAATCGTAGGCGACGGCAAAAACGGCAAGTTCCTGCTCTGCATTCTGGAGCCGGGCAACCTCGAACGGCTGAAAGAGGGTAAGCCCATCGAATTCAATACCCGCGACCTCTTCCCGCGCGGGCTCCCGGCGCAGATGAGCATCGCCATCGCTTTCAGCGAGACGCCGGTAGCCGACGCCCGCGAAATTGCGAAGATGGTCGAGCCGGGCGGCATCCACGAAGACACACGCGCGGCGACGGCGGCGAAGAAGCTGCCACACTGCCCGGAGTGTAAGTCAACCGTCGAGCAGCTCGGCACCTACTCGAACGAGAGCCCGGTGTGGCTGATCTTTTGCCCGCAGTGCGGCGCGACCCTCGGCACCATCCCGCCCAATGAGAAACTTATGGAACAACGAGAGGCGGCCCGCCATGAAAAAAGCGCATGAGCGCGCCGTGACGGTCGCGATCTTCGCGCACGTCATGCACAACCTGAATTCGTTTTTCGATGCGCATCCCGTCGAGGGTTACGCGGATGAGGGCGAAGCGGGCGCGGCCTTCTTCGAGTTTATCGGGCAACGTGATGCGAAACTCTCTCATGCCCGCGAGATGACCCTGCGGCGCTTGCTCTGGGAGCATCACGAGTGCCCGCCAGAATACAGGTACGGCGACGATGGCGAGATGGTTTGCAGCTATTGCATGATCGACTTCCGGCTCGCGACGGCGCAGCACATCTCGGAACTGTTTCTCTCCGCTAAACTCAGAAAGCTAACCGCATGACGGGCACGCACGTTTTCGAATTCTTTCGCCAGCTCTCCGAAGAGGAGCAGCAGGGATTTATCGCCCTGCTCGCGTTGTGGTGTGACCTGCGCTTGCCGGACGGCGATTTTCTGATTATCAAAAAGGCGGAGTACGCGAAGCTCTGCCGCAACGCTTCCCTGATCGACAACGAGGCGCTTCGCAACTGCATAGACAGGGGAGAAATTTGAGCCGTGACACAGAAAATAAGACTCCTCGAACTGACGCCTGAGCGCCAACAGCATATCGAGAACGTCACGAAGCGGCTTGTGGACATACTCATCGCCGAGACCGCGAACCCGCTGGAGGGATTATTAGTAGTGAAGTTTCTCAATGATGCGTTACAGAAGGCGTCGGGCATCGTCGTGGACGACATCGTGAGAATCAATATGGAGGACGACGGCCAAAATGACGCTTAACACCGGGGTCGGCCTCATCATCGCCTGCGGAAACATGGCCATCTGTTTCTTCATTCTCATCCCGAGCGCGTGGCGGAATCTGCGCCGTGGCCGCCAGTTACAGGCGATGCGCGAAATTATATGGGCTTACGAGACCGACCTGCGCAAGCGCGGTGTGACCTTGCCGCCGCGTTGCGTGAACTGCCTGCAAGTTCTGCCGGGGCACGTCGATAGTTGCATGATGCGACCGACCTACGATTACATGGATTGGGTGACGGAAGTCACGACGCGCCCGAAGATCAAATACTTTCCGAAAGGGGAGCGACCGCCCGAGCCATGATCGAACTAGAGGTCCGCGTTTCGCCAAACGACATTTGCGATTTCTGTTCCGACCCGAAACCAGTCGTCGCCCTGCGCGCCGAGGATAATTTCCTCATGGATGAGAAAAGGCCGGGCTTGCCCGAGATGCGTTCGCGCGGCGACTGGCTTGCCTGTCAGGAGTGCGCGGCCCTGATCGCGGCGGAGAAGTGGGAGGAGCTGCGCGAGCACGCGCTTGCGGCCATGGTGAAGAAGTATCCCTTCGCGCCCATGAACTTGATGCGGCTGCAAGTGAAGCGCAGCCATGACCTCTTTCGCAAGCACCGGGAATTGAAACGTGCATGAGCATCCCCGAAGGGCCGTGGACAATCAAGCAACTGGAGGAGCGTTTCCCGTGGGTGAAGTGGCGGGAACCGGCGCTCGTTATGACCTCGGCGCATCGCGGTCTCGCTTGCCGGGTGTGCATCGCGCGGCACGGCTTGAAGGGGTCCGAGGTCCGCGGGCTCCCGCAGTCGTTCGAAGAATTCGAGGAACACTGGAGGCAGGAACATGAGGCGGCTTGAAGCGCAATGGCAAGTCTTCCGGGCGGTTGTCATTCATCGGCAAGCGAGCCCGACGCAAGTCGAGGAGATGCGGCGATCCTTCTACGCCGGGGCGTCGGCGCTGTTCGATGTCGTCATGGGTATGCTCTCACCCGGCACCGAGGCGACGCCCGCCGACCTAGTGAAAATGGATGACCTATATCAAGAACTCACAGACCACCTAGAAGCGGAGAAGCAACGATGCGCGGATATTCTCGCACGGAAAACGGAGACATAGTTCTCACCATGGAGCCCGGACGACTTCCGTTTCATCCTGCTCGCGCTCGGCTATGCGCGCGGCTTGAAAGAGGAGGGCGATTGGATTGCGCTCGTGAACCGGCTCAACGTCGGCAATCCCGACTTTATCCCATTCAGAGGGCGACCCTCTAAAAAATCTCCGCCCGACTGTCAAGAAAAAAATTAACTCCCTTCCTGTCAACGCGACCTCGCTCGCAACCCCATGGATATTGGTTGAAACGTGTGTCCCGCCGAGAACGCCATGAAATAATGGATGTAGCTCGAAAGGAAAATACCAATGGACGAATTCCAAAAGACAAACGAGTACGACCGGCTCTATGCGGCCATGAAGGACGGCAACGCCCTCATGACCAAACCCTCAACCATCAAGTACGTGGAGAAGATGACGGGCTCGACGAAGACCTATATCATCCAGACCGCGCGCGAGGAAGCGGGCGATACCGTCTTCGTCGAACAGATCGACCGCGATGGAACGGTGCGGCTCTATATGCCTGCGAAGGTGACGAACGCCGTCGCGTCGCAGCGTGATTCACTGACCACGCGCCGCCGCAGCATCTCGGGAAGGGCCACGGCGCAAGCCCGCAAGGATCGCGGCGAGCTGCCCGGCTTCATGAAGAAAAAGAAAGCCTGACCTTGAGGAGGGGGGGTACTCTCCCCCGCCCCTTTCATTTCTCCCCTTGCTTTCCCCGAGGTACAGCTCTACCCTCGGAGGCGTATGCCCCGAGGAGGGTCAGATGACAGAACCAACGAAGGACGGCAAGCCGAAACCGCTTCACGTTTTCACTTTCTCCTACAACCTTGGCAACGAACCCTCTGGCGGCTATCGCGCCCATGTGCTCGGCACGAGCGAGGGCGATGCGAAGCAGCTCCTCATCAAGCACATTGAAGCACGCCACGGCACCGGGCTCGGCCCGAACGCCCCACACGATCCGCACGACCCAGCTACCCCAGCCCCGGACCCGAACAACCCCAAGCCCCGCCTCGTTGGCCCGAACGCTCCGCCCGATCCCCATCGGCGCGAATCCAGTTATGACAGCGAGCGCAGTCACATCTACGACCGGCCCCATTACAAAGTCAGTTCCGGCACTGTGGCCGTTTCGGATGTGATCACCGAGGCGACTCCGCTCTTCAACCCAAAACCGAATGCGCCGCCTGCGCCGGGTCCGCGACAACCGGAGCCCGCCACGACGGTTCAGTAGTAAACTTCTTTACAGCCTCTACGCGGTTATCAGAGTGTGGGCCGAAAAGAGTGGGTGAACCTCTGGCGGAACTTAGCTCTTGCTATTTCGCCAGAGGTAGCCCACTCTAGAACCGCAGAGGGTGCCGATCACACCTCGGCACCTCTTTGGTAGTTCGGAAGCACTGAGAGACCTCGGGTCTTCCAATCAGTCCGGCTTGCGCGAGCCGACCATCCTCAGTTTCAACCGCGTCCGGGTGCGCCTACGCCGTAGGTGCCCCTACTACCCCAATCAATGCACAGCAACGGCGTCTGCATCCTGACTCCTAAGCAAGCCTCTGCATTCGAAATGCACGGCGCAGTATCCGACTGCCGCCATCACCACCACATTTCCCGAAGGCTCGCGAACGAGATGGTGAACGACAGTGTTGTCGTTCTGACAGGCGGAGTGCGCGGCATGGAAACCGTGCCCGTGCGGCTCTGCGATGTCCGCTGGATTTCGAAGGGCCGGATGCTCGTGATTGAACGCTCGCGGAGCTGGAAGCGAGTCCCGAGCGGGCTCGGGATGCCGGTCATGCAACTCGTGCCGGGCGGAGCGTCATGGTAATGCGCTGGAAGACCTACTTGCTGCGCACCGCCATCGCCATGCTCTTGCTGCCCGTGGCCCATGCCGCGACCACACCCCCGGCGACTGTCACCGGCACTCTGCAAACTCCCGCAGGCACGCCCGCGCTGAATACCTTCGCGCGCTTCGAACTCACCTATTGCGGCGGCAACATGGGCCGCGTCACCGGGGCGAGCCTCGTCGCCTTCGTGCCCTTCGACGTTCACACCAATTCGAGCGGGGTTTATTCCACTTCGCTTTTCGGTAACGATCAAATTACTTGCGGCGCGACCCTCGGGCTTTCGCGCTGGCGCATCACGCCCTACTTCAACGGCGTTGCCGGTCCCGCTTACACCTATCAGATCGAGAGCAATACCACGTTCACCGTGGACGCCGCCGTTGCCTGCACCGTGTCTGTCATTACGAATTGTGTTTCTGACCTTCGCCCCGTCGCTCCAATCCCCCCGGCAGTGCAATCGCTTGCGGGAACGAGCACGAATATCGGCGGGTCCGCGCTCGCAGCCGGAGCGTGCGCGGTCGGAACCGCAACCATCACCGGCGCGACCGTTGGGATGCCAGCCGTCGCCAGTGCAACCGATGGCAGTCTGCCGGGCGCGAGTTTCAAGGTCGATGCGAGCGTGACCGCCGCGAACACGGTAACGGTTGAAGTGTGCGCCGTCAGCGCGGGGACACCCGCCGCCGAGTTTTACAGTGTCCGGGTTTTGCAGTGAAGGGAGACTTATGAATTTGAATCGCAGAGCGTTCGCAACCAGCATCGCCAAAGCCGCCGTGACCATCGCCGCCGCTGGCAGTTTCCTCGGCGTTGCGAGCTGCGGCAACATCTTTGCCGCCATCGAGAAATACGTGCCCGTCGGGCTACAAGGATTCACGGCAGTGGTGAACCTGCTCGCGGGCGCTGGCGTCCTTCCGCTCGGCACCGGCACCGCAGTGCAGTTGCTTATCACTGCCGTGAAAGCAGCTTTCGCGGATGTGACCGTCGCGGTGCAGGATTACCAAGCCGCGCCCGCCGCCGACAAGGCGACGCTACTCGGCAAGATTTCTACCGTCGTCGCCGACGCCGAAACCAACATCCAACTTTTTTGGTCGAACCTCAACCTGCCAGCCGGAAGCACGGCGACGCTTGTCGAGGGCTTGCTGCAAGTCATCGTTTCGACCCTCATGGGCTTCGGCACGCAGCTCCCCGCGCCCGCCAGCTCGAAAGAGATGCGCGCGAAACGCTCGGCGATCCCCGACACCAAGCTCATCAACGCCACGCCGAAGATGCGCAGCGTCGCGCAGTTCAAGGCTGACTTCAATCGGCAGCTCCCAGCGGAGCAGAAGGCATACGCCATTAAATGAATTTCCCCTTAGTGCAAGGTCGCAAGTTCGGAGCGAAGCGCGACGTTCATGACGTGCGCGACCGGCTCTATCGCGCCGCATCGCCCGCGCGTCCCATTGTGCAGTACGTCGATACGCGCCCATGGGGCGGCCCGATCAAGGATCAGGGCGACGAAGGCAGTTGCACCGGGCACGCTTTTTCTTCGGCGCGCGAGTGGATTGCGCGGCGCTACGAAAAGTCATCGCCGATCTTGAGCCCGCAGTGCCTCTATGTCGAGGAGCTGCGCGCCGAAGGCTCTTACCCGAACGACGACGGCGCGATGCCGCGCTCGGGTGCAGCGCAGCTCACCGCGCTCGGATGCTGCGAGGCGGCGCTCTATCCCTACAAGCCGGGCGTCTTCACGATCCCGACGCCGGAACAAGCGGCGAACGCCCTCAAGTACAAGACGGGTGCCTACCACCGAATCGCGAACCTCGACGACTTCATGACTTGCTTGTCTGACCCCTCGCCGTGGCCGGTCACGGTTGGCTTCACGGTCTATGAGTCATTCATGTCGCAGCAGGTTGCGGACACCGGCATCATGCCGATCCCGAAGCCGGGCGAACGACTGGACGGCGGTCACGAGACCCTTTGTCTCGGCTATGACGCGCCGAAAGAGCTGGCGCTGATTCAGAACAGTTGGGGCACTGCATGGGGGCAGAAGGGCTATTTCTGGATGCCGTTCCAAGTCATCGCCTCACCGGATACCGATCTTTGGGTTGTCCATACCGGACGACCTTGGAGGGCATAGAAATGGCGCAACCGCTTTTGAAAGTCTACAAGTTTTTAGTTCACAAGAAGTTGGGAGTCGCTTCCGCGCCCCCCGGCGACTTATGCGTTGCGTCCGACACGCAGGCGAACGCGCAAAAACAACTAGGGCTCTATCTCGCGACGACTTATCCCGCTGGCGGTTACTACATTCACAGCGGCGGCGTGCTCGTGATCGACAACGTAATTAACAACGAAGGGTAGGGCTATGGAATCCCCGCTTCAACTACCGTTTCAGCGCGAGCTGCAAGAGTTACTCGCCGGGCAAGAGAAGTTACAGAAGGCTCTCGCCGCACAGAATTTACTCATCGTCGATGTGCAGGGGCAGTTACAAGAAATCCTGCGCATTCTCATCCCCCCGTTACCCGTTGGCTTTGGTGTGACGTTTCAAACGCAGCGGTAACTCAACCCAAAACCATTAGGAGAAATTTCATGAGCAAAGTAATCGCAAAAGCAAGCGTCGATTTCCAGCTTCTCGACAACGGCACCGCCCTCGCAACTGCTACCCCGCAGGATGCTGCCGGACTCGCGACCACGCTGCCGACCGGAACCTCGACCCCTTCATGGACTTCGAGCGACCCCGGCGTCACGGTTACGCCCGTCGCGACCGACGCGAGCGGTTTGACCGCCACCGTCGCCCCGGCAACCCCACCCGTGCTTGTCACTGGCGCAGTCATCACCGTCTCGGCGACTCTGGCGAGCGGCACCGCGATCAGCGGCAGCGGCAACCCGATTGACGTTGTATCGGGCGGCGCGAGCGGCTTTCAGGTCACCGAGCAGTAACAAGCCCGGTTTGTTGTTCTGGGGGGAGAGCGTTCGCGCTCTCCCTTTTTATTGGAGCCTCATGGCACAAAAAAAGAAAAAGGCCACGGTCAAAAAGGTCAAGGTGACGAAGGTCGTCGCGGTCGCGCCCGAGCTTCATCGCGTGAATCTGGAGCTTGAAGTAGTCGGCGCGCCGGAAATCCCCGCCGAACCGCTGGCGGTTGACCTCGAACTCGATCCGAACGAACTCGTCGAGAAGACCCCGCACAAAAATGCGTGGGTCGAGTGGCTCAAAAGTCTATGGTAACGCCGAAGAAACCGAGAATCGTACAAGGGCAAGCGATACCGGGCGGAACCCCTTTTAAGAGGGGCGTCGTCACGAATCCAACCGGCAAAGCGTCGCGCATGATTACGCTCGTCACCATCGCCTTGCGCGAGAAGCTCGCATCCATGGACCCGGAGACGAAGACGACGTGCGCCGAGCGCATCGCCGACATTTACTACCATTGCGTGATTCATCCCGACCCCGAGGTCGATAAGACGCGCCTCATGGCCATGGATCAAATCGTAGATCGCTGCGAAGGCAAACCGAAACAGCAGATCGACGTGAACGATGTCACGGCGGACTTGCGCGCGCGCAGCGATTCCGACCTGCTCTACCACCTTGAGCACGGGCACTTTCCCGAGGAAAGCGTGCAGTGATCATATCGCCGCCCATCCCATCGACTGCCGAATGGCTCGCGTTCCTGACGCCCTTAGCGGTCGCTCTGCTCGCCGTGGTGAACCTTGTAACCGCGAGCATGGCAGCCACACGGAGCGCGAAAGCTACCGAGGTCTCGGCGCAACACACGGAACAATTGAGGGCGATTCACACGATGGTTTCCGCAATCGTTCCCGCTCCAGCTCCAGAAACGAGCGTGCAGCGCGGTGATTAGGCGAGAGGCAGAAGAAAACGGCGTCGGCGCTCCGGTTGTTCCTATCTGGAACACGGAAACGCTGCGCGCCTACGTGCTCGCGAAGATAGAGGGGCTTGCCAGCGTAGTAACGACGCGCATCGACGCGCTAGAGCACGTCACGATTGAGCGTTGGCAGGCGGCGGAAAAACAGAGTCACATCGCCTTCGAGGCGCATGAGCGGGCGGTTGATCTTGCCTCGGAGGCGCAGGAAAAGGCGCTTACCGAGAGAACCATAGCGCAAAAAGCCGCGATTGACGCGGCGTTTCAGGCGCAGAAAGAAGCGGTTACGAGTGCCATGGCAGCCGCCGACCGCGCGATTCAGAAAGCGGAGACTGCCGCAGAAAAAAGATTTGAGAGTGTGAACGAATTCAGGAGCACCCTCGGCGATCAGCAACGCATGTTAATGCCGCGCAGCGAGTCCGAGGCGTTGCACCGCGCGACGGATGAGAAGTTGTCGCAAGTCAACAAGGTTCTGACAGAGAAAATTGACGCGCTCACGAAGACGGCGGCCTCGGTCGAGGATCGCAAGGTAGGCAACCGAGACGGCTGGCACTGGGCCATCTTATCTATCGGCGCGATTCTAACTCTTCTTACCATCGCGAACATCGCGGTAAATTTTTTCAGGGGGGTTAAGTGAGCCAAGTCACGCCGAACCTCTCGCCGATCAAACGCGAGGGCATGGTGATGAACATTCTCATCAAGAAAGAGATGGCGGAGCGCGAGGTTTGGGAGAAGTGCAGCCGCCGCACTGCATCGTTCGAAGCGGGGCCGCTTCTGTGGCTGACCCAGCACACGATGACCGAGGATCAGCACTGGCTGAGTAAGGGCACGGAGCCGGTCTCACCCTTCCCGGCGTGGAGTTACTTTGTGCCCGCCATGAAAGCGATGCTCACACAGGACACGCTTTTCATTCCAAAGTCGCGCGAAATGATGACCTCGTGGCTCGTCTGCGGATACATCGCATGGATGACGCAATGGCTGCCACACATTTTTTGGATTATGCAGACGGAGAAAGAGGACAAGGCGACGCAGCTTATTAACTACTGCCGCATCTTGTTCAACCGTCAACCCGACTGGATGAAGGAACGCAACCCGGTTGTGGTCGATAACTCAGTTGAGATGAAGCGAAAAAACGGCTCGCACATCTTGGCTGTTCCGCAGGGAGAAAATCAGGTTCGTTTGTTCCATCCCTACGGATTCGCCATGGACGAAGCCGCATTCTTGCCCGAGGCTGAGCAGTCGTTTAACGCAGTCCGACCTGTGTGTAAGCAGATCATCGCCGTCAGTTCCGACGGCATGGGCTGGTTTCACTCTGAAACGAAGCGCTAAAGGACTCCCCCAATGACTCTCCGCACCGATCTAAAAATTACGCAGCTTCCCTCGCCGCTCCCGAATTGGGGCGCGCTCACCGGCAAGAACACCATCCAGACCGACCCTGATTTCGGCACGAAGATTGTTCGCCTCACCGACGGCATGACTTGCCTCGGCTCTTCCATGCAAACCGCCGATCAGCCGGAATGCGGTTTGTGGAACGCGAACGACACCTTGCTCCTAGTCAGGAACACGGGCGGCAGCTCCGTTGTCATCCAGTTCAACCCGGCAACCTTGCAAGGCAAGCAGCTCACCGGCAAGTTTGACGGCAACCTATGTTTCTCGCGCACCGACCCGGCAGTGCTCTATCGCTTGATCGGCACGAAGATCGCAAAGCTGACGTTCAAAACGGTCGGCTCCGTCATGTCCTACACCGGCACGGCGACACCAGTATGCGATTTTGCGGGCAGTCTGCCTGCGGGCTTCAAGGTCAAGTGGACTTCGAGTTTCATGGTCTCGGCGGACGATACGACTTTCGTCGCGGGCTTCTCCGAAGGCCAGCAGAACAGCGGCTCGAACATCTGTGTGTTCCAAACCGGACACGCGGGCGGCGGCTACCGGATGCTCGACATCACCAAGGGCCAGATTACCGGCGATTGGGGCATCACTGGCGCGTGCAACATGGTCTCCCCGCACACGACGTTTCCTTTTGTCATTCACGAAGCGATGCAGACCGCGAACCCGCAGTATGCGATTGTCAGCCCCTCGCCTGCGCACGGCGCGGAAGGCTATCCGCTTGTGTGGGACACGGCCACGCTCAACCTCACCGACATGCTTGGCGGCGGCCATGCGGCCAAGGGTTACCTGCACGCCTATTTCGGCGGGCCGGGCGGCGGGCAGTACCTCGAAGTGCCTTACGCGAACATCGCCGCGACTCGCATGATTGTTCCGCGCACCGGCTTGCCGGGGCAGAACGGGCAGAAGTATTGCGGCGATCAGCACACCGGCTTTGGCAAGTTCGACCCGCTCGACAACGCAACGTTTTGGGACACGAGTCAGTCGCAAGTGACGCCCTTCACGAGCGCGTGGATGAACGAAGTACGCGGATACAACGCGCAGACGGGCGTCGTCTCGCGCGCCTGCCACACCTTTAACAGCGGCAACTCGCCGAGCTTCATCGTGCAGAACGCTATCGGCGTTCCTTCGCAGACGGGCAGCTTCGTTGCGTTCACTTCGGACGCCATGGGCTCGCTCGGTATGACCGTGGTCAAGGGCAAAGCGGTGCCGCGCGGCGACGTGTTTGTTGTCGATGTTCGGAATTTGTAACGGAGGTTAGTCATGGCGTTCGGCGATCCATCACAGTCCGGCCATATGCGCGCCGGGGTACTCGCGGCCCTCAAGTCGCCGAAGACTCCGGCGCAACTCAGACCACATCTAGCGGCTCGGGCACAGGGCACAGGCCCCGCCCCGAACCCGCTGGGAAACCCAATGCAGATGGCGGCGCAAGCCTTGAAGGGAGCACAGATGAACCCAATCAAAACCATCGTTCCGATGCGGAGCGTGAAACCAGTCAAAACCATGGTGGGCTCTCTTGCAGGCGCACCGCGCAAGACGGTAGTCGGCAACCTCGCAGCGGCTCCGCGCAAAGCAACGCCCGGCAGCTTCGGCGGCGGCAATGGACCTTTGCCTCTCGGCTTAGGCGGACCCACAAAGGGCGGAGCGGTCGCAAAGGCTCCGCGCAATCCCATCGGCAGCGACGGCAACATGGGCAAGAGCACTTCGCCGATGCCGCCCCCGGCAGGCGGCCCGCCGAATCCCGTGCTCGATGGCGCGTTTCCCACGCCGAAAATTGTCTCGGGCGGCATGGGCCAGTCTTCAAAGCTGTCAGCGAAAGAGCGCGGCGCAATCTTCTCTAAAGGTCGCGCGAGCGGACGCGGCGCATTTTTTGGTGCTTAGAAACGGAGGCAGTCAATGGAAGGTACGAAGGCTGTTAGCGATCCCTTGCTAGGGATTATGTGCGAAGCAAACAAACGCGCGTCGGCTCTTCTCAGTTCGACGCAAGCAATCACCGCGAAACTCGTTGGCTCATCGCCGACGGAAAAAACTCTCGAACCGCAGAGCGAAATTTGCCTTGTGAATCTTGCTCACGAACTCCATCGCACACTGAGCGACTTGGAATCGGAACTGTCACGGCAGCACAACATTCTCGGCCCGCAAGCTCCGCAAGGGGCATCCTCGACGCCGATGATGGGCGCGGGGGCGCAGTCAAGGTACTAAATGGCAAATGATGGCGCGCCCGTCGAAATGCCGGTCGAGTATCCCCACGTTGGAATGTCTACGTGGAAGAACGCGCACGGCATCACGATTCTGCGCCTGCACTACGAAGCCGATCCGATGAAGGGCGAAGGCGAGAAGACCTTTGTGCCGGAGATAAACAAGTCTCTCTCGCCTTGGGCTCTCAATGCCTACGGGCGCATGACCGACCCAACGCTGTACCTGAAAGAGTACGAGATTGACGCCGAGGCGACGCTCGGCTCGCTGCTCTTCCAGTTCGACGAAAAGGTTTCGGTCGAGCAGTCGTTCCCCATCCCGCACGATTGGACGCGGCGCATGTCCGTCGATCCGCATCCCGGCATCCCGCACGCTTTTTTGTGGTGCGCGACCGACCCGTGGGGCGACCGCTGGTATTACCGCGAGCTGTGGCCGTCGAGTGTTTGCTTCCGCTGGGAAAACGGAATCCTCTACGGCAAGTCAGGGCCATGTCGGCAGGATGAGCGCGGCCCGCGCATTCAGGAATATGTCGAGACCATCAAGTACCTCGAATCAGATCAGAACCCCGAGAACTTCGACCCGCAAACACACACGAAGGTCGAGGAAGAAGTTTTTGAGCGCGTGATTGATTACGCCGCGCGCGCCTTCGGCAAGGGCAGTAACGACGACCCGGAGCAGGAGAATTACCAGCAACGTTACGAGATGCACATGCAGGCAATGCACATGAGCCGCACCTATTTCGACGACGCAAAGAAGGACCGGCAAGTCGGCGTCGAAGTCGTCAATGAAGGGCTCAAGGTCATCGAGGTTTTGGGTAACAACGATGTCTATAAGAAGTCGAGCCGCATTCACATCTTCGGCGACCGTTGCCCCGAGCTTGTGTACCAGCTCAAGAACAACCGCCGCCAGCAACTCACGCCGACACAAGTCGAGCGGCAAGACCCGACCGGCAAGCCCGTCAAGGTCAGGAATCACATGACCGACAACCTGCGTTACATCGAAATGTGCAACCCCATCCACATCAAGGAAGAGACAAATCGGTCGGACTTCGAGCCCATGGTGAGAGGTTTTAGTTACTAATGGCCACCACGACAGCACTCGCGAAAATCGGTTCGCCCGGTATGCCAAAAGACCCGGCGCGTCTCGTTACCGACATCATCGGGCGACGCAACGAGTCGCAAAAGTGGATGCGCAAAAACCTCTATGGCGAGATGACCGAGGTATGGCAGGCCATCAAGTGTAAGACGCCGCCGATCTATAAAAAGGACCGTTCCGGCGCAGAAACGCACAACGAAGATAAGAGCCGGACGAACGTCGCCATGCCGGACCTCAACATTATCTATCGCCGCAACGCGGCCCGCATGACGGCGCAACCCTACCGGCTGCGCTACACGGGCGGCAGCGACCCGACTGTGACGGACGCGCTCAGTGGTCTCGCGATGCAGCAATACGCGCGCTCGAACGAAGCCTTTCACGATGTCCGCATGGTGCTCGCCGCCGAGGCGTTCGGCTGGGGGTACACAAAGCTCTATCAAGACACGCTCACGCGGATGATGAAATTTCGCCGCGCCATCATGAAGGGCTCGGACGTTGTGTATCGCGACCGCGCGTCGATCATGCGTTTTCAGGGTGCTGCCGACGATGAAGTCGATGAAGCAGTAGACGAACTTGGTCCCGAGATGGATGACGACGAAATCGCCGACTTCATGTCGAAGAGTGGCAGCGAGGTCAATCTGCCGACTCAAGTCAAGCAGTACGAGGGGCCGGTTGTGAAGTTCATCTTCAACGGCGACCTTTTTCTCGAACCGAATTGCCGCACCCTCGACCAATCGTCTTACACCATTGAGCAGTACGTTGAGACCGACCTCTGGCTCAAGAAGATGTCGAAGCTCAACTATGAGGACGAGAAGACGGGCGCGCCGGTTCCCGCCTTCGACCCGGATGCCTTGCAGGAACTTATGAGCATGGGCGGCGACACTGACCAGCGCGACGAAGGCGACGACCTGCGCGATATGTTTAATTCGTCCATCGGGCGCGAGAAAGACCCGGACAGTTCTTTGCCTTTTAATCTGCGGCCCCGGCGCAAGTACCGCATCCTCGAACAGCATTCGCAGGATGCCGACGACGGGCAAATCTGGATTACCTACGTTTCTGAAAAGTTCCGTGACAAACCGCTCGGCAGGCGGCCCTATCCCTACGACCTTTACGGGAAGTATCTCTACACCGACATGACGCCGCTGCCTGACCTGATTTCGGCCTATGGCGACTCGACTCCGCGCCTGCTCCGGCACTTGTATGCCATGCACAACCTCACCGTCGCGCAGAATTTCGATTACATCACGAACCTGCTCAAGCCTTTCATCCTCTCGCGCATTGGCGTGACGGTTGAGCCGGAAGTGGTAGTGCGGGGGCTCTTCCGTGAGCTGAAAATTTCTGACCTCAACGGCATCAAGCCCTTGACGGAACCGCCCTTGCCGAACGGCGCATTCGACCGCGAAGCGCAAATCATGCGCATGATGTCGATTGCCGAGCCCTCGCTGACCGCCGTCGATAACGGCACGGATGCGAATCCGCAAGCGGGCAAGACGGCGACGACGGCGCTACTCTCTTCGAAGGCTGCCGACGCTCTCACGCAATTCAAGTTTGACGGACGCAACCGCTACCTGCGCGAGCTGGGACTCAAAAAGCTGTGGATGAATCAACAGCAACAGCATGACGCAGCTTTCGAAATTCAGTCGAGCTATTGGAATCAGGGCACGCGCGAGCGCGTCGATGCGCTCGGCAAGGACGAGGCAAAGCAGCAGCAAATGCCGGATTGGGCGCTCTCCGATCACTACGACAAAGTTGTCGCCATCCGCCTCGACCCGAGTGAAATCCAAGAGGATTTCGATTGCGAACCGGAAGCAGGTTCGTACCTTGCGGTAGACGATGAGATGCGGCAGCAGGCTGCGCTCACCCTGACACAAGTCGCCATGGCGAACCCCGAGATTATCGACAAGCGGAAAGTGATTCGCTTCCAGATGTCTACGATTCGCGGTATCGGCAACCCGGACGACTATTTTCTGCCGCAGGCTCCGCCGTCACCGCCGCCGCCGAAGATCAGCGTCAATATCAATATCCCCATCGACAAGATGCCCGCCGATGTCACCAACCAACTCCTCGGCGAGATTGGATTGCAACCGAGTCAGACGCTTGTCCACAACGACGCCATCAAGACCGCCGTCGGAGCCGGGCAGGCGGGCGATGCTGCCGACAACCTACTAGGACCGGGCGAGCAAGAGAAGGCCGAGCACGCCGCAGGCACCCAGCAGGCGCAGGAAGTCAGCCGTCAGGCGCACGAACATCAACAGCGCGTCGGCCAGCAAGAGCACGACCACGTGAGCGCGATCCGTGACCATCTGGGTGCGTTGCACCAAGGCACCGTTGCGCACGTACAGAAGCTCGTCGAAGGCCAGCAGTCGCACGAACACACCATGGCGCAGCAAAACCAGCAACAGGCCGCGCAGGCCGAGCAGCAAGAGAACCAGCAGGATGCGCAGGCGAGCCAGCAGAAGACGGCACTCGCCGCGACCGCAGCGGCGCAAAAGAATCAGCTCGCCTCGCAGGAAAAGCAGCAGCAGGTAGGTCTCGACGCGGCGGGCGTGAAACAGCCGGGCGTTCGCGGCATGGGAAAGAACAATGGCGGATGAGGTCGGCTGGACACAGATCGAGCACGGCGCGCTTGTTAACTTCATCGCGTCGAGCGGGCCGCTGCGCAGCGGTTTCGAAAAGTTTATCGCCTATCGCGCGCAGCACTTACGGAATAACAGCGCGATGCAATTGGCGACGGTGCCGCGCAACGTCGAGCACGCGGTTGATTACGCGGCGAAGGCGCAAGAGCTTTCCGAATTATGGGAAACGCTCGATCAGGCATTGAGTGCGGACAAACAAGTTTAGATCGACCCCAGCCGGAGCCAACCCGGTAGGGCATGAGAAGCGAGGAAAGTTATGAGCGAAGCGCCGGAAACTGCGAGCCAACCGCAGGAGACTACGCCAGCACAAGGGGCGAACGATTTCAGTTCGTTCTTGGGAGGGACCGTTCTAGAGCCCGACCTATCTGCGGAAGAAAGTTCCGAACCCAGCGCAGAGGGGGAAGGCACAGAGGCCGAAGCCGAACCGGAATTATCCGGCGAGGAACAGGTACTTGAGGGAGAACAGCCCGCCGAGTCAGAAGAGCCAGCGGTAGAAGCCGAAGCCGCCACCGAAGAAGAAGCCGAACAGCCGCCATCCGTTGAGGAGCGTCTCAAGGATATTCTTCCGCGCGAACTGGAGAGCTACAGCGAACGCTATCCGACTGCATGGAAGATGTTGCAAGACCCCAAAACACCGGAGGACTTGAAGCATCTGCTACTCGACAAGATTGACAGCGACCACGAAATTCAACGACGCATTGCGAGCGAGGAGCAGCAAACCGAAAGCGAGCCAACCGCCGAGGTAGCCGCCGCCGAACCCGCAGCCGTTCTCGAACCCGCGAAACAACGCGAAGCCTATTACGCATCAATCGACAATTTGGTGAAGACGGGCTTCGATCAGCAATCCTTGAAAGAGGTCGGCGATACCTTTTTGCGCATGTTTAACGTGAATACGAAGCTCATGGACGACCCGAACGTCTCGGCAGAAGACAAAGCCGTTCTCGGCGGGCTCATTCAGAGCGTGCAAAAAGAAGCACCGACGATTGCCCGGTACATGGCGGACACAGTTTCGACCGTGCTCCCTCACGTACTACCCGCCGCAATGGAAATGATTGCGCCGGGATGGCAGCAAACCTACGAACGTCAGTCGTATGGTCGGGCATGGGAAACCGTGCGCGCTACGACCGATGCCGCAGGTAAGCCTCTTTATCCGGGGTTGCCGGGCTATCCCGCAGTCGCGGGTACGCCCGATGCGCAGAAGTTCGGCGACATGCTTGAAGCCGCCGCCGCGCAGATTACGGGATTCGATTCCATGGTATTCACCGACCCGCAAGGGCGTGTTCTGCCGAGGGAACAGCAGGCATCAATGAAGTACGCCATGCTGGCCCGTGTTGCATCGGGGCAGAGAGTGAATCCCGCCGTGGTAGCACAAGCAATTGCAACCGGAAAGAAAATGGCAGGCCGCGCCGATCAACAGCGCCAAGCCGGTCGCGCTCTGGGAGCGGGACAAGGATCAGCGAAGACGCTTGATAACAGAATCGCGGACGCCGAAGAAGACCCCATGATGGCAGCTCTTGACCGAGAGATTTCGGCGCAAGAGACGAACGTGCCAGTGCGGGGACGAAGCGGCGGGCGCTAAGCGTTCTAGCCCATAGGAGCACCCCTTGAGCACTCGCAACATTTCCAGCTTCAACTCATTCACGACCGAAACATCGAACGTGCGCGATGTCTCGACTCGCCTGCTCACTCTTGAGCCCGACCGCACCCCGCTGTACGTGCTGACCAACAACAGCAAGCGGAAAGTGAACGTCTTCTCGCCACGCATCGAGTGGTTTCAGGATGCCGATCTTGTCATGCTCGGCACCGCCAACGCCGCCGTCGCGAACACCACGACCGCGAACACCGTCAGCGTGGTCGATTCGACGCTGTTCGGCGTCAACGATGTCGTCGCCGTGCAAATGACGAACGCCGCCACGTCAACGGTTGAGGAACTGATTCAGGTTGTAACCTCTGCCGCGAACGTGCTCACCGTCACCCGTGCTTTCGCAGGCACGACCGTCAACACCATCGGCTCGGGCACCACGCTGAAAATTTTGGGCGTGGCACAGTCCGAGGCGGGTGCGATTGACGTGCCCCGCACGCCGATCAAAACCCCCTGCACTTCGGGCGCTCAGATTTTTGAGTGGCCGATCCAGATCACCCGCACCGCCGCCGCCACGAAGATTTACGGCGACCGGCCCGAGCGGGCGCGCTTGCAGTGGCTCGGTATGCGCCGTCAGAAGCTCGAAATCGAGAATGCCGGATTGTTCTCCAGCTTCTCCGAGCAGTTGAACGGCACCGCGACTAAGTACACCACCATGGGAATCCGCTCCATCATCTCGTCTTACCTGACGGATGGCGGCGGCACCACCACCCCGACGACCCTCATGGTGTTCCTCAACTGGAGCCGTTTCGCGTTCCGTTACGGTAGCCCCGAGAAACTGCTCATGGCCTCGCCGCTCGTGAAAGAGGCGATGGATTATTGGGCCGTCAACAAGGCGCTGACCAAGGCCGAGGACAAGGTTTTCGGTGTCAGCCTCAAGCGGTTCGTGACCTCAAACGGGAATTGGCTCATCGCCAATAACTACAACTTTGACGCGGGCGTGCAGGGTGAGGCTCTCGGCATCGACTTGCCGAGCGTTGAATTCTGTCCGTTGGTGGAAAACGGGATCAATCTTGACACCAAGATGTATCCCGATTACGACACCACCAACCCGAAGGTCATGAAGGATTTGATCATGACGCAGGCGGGTTGGCGCATCTGGCACCAAGCTCGGCACGCGCGTCTTTACGACGTGGGCGCGTTCGCCTAAACACGTTGTCCCAACCCCCTCGACCGGCGCGGAGTGCGACCCGCGCCGGGTTTTTCTTGAAAGGAACCGATGGACCCCAGAGCTTTCAAAGCGAAAAGCTGGCGCGCGACTTGCGAAGTCTGTGACAAGACTTTCAGCTATCCCGATGGCTTCGATTGCGCAGCGCAGCCCGGTCGCCACACAGTAGAAAAGAAAACTTACTACCATCTCGGCGGCGGCCACATTCAAAACATCAAAGAGCGCCGCCTCTTCACGCCGACCTTGAACCTCAAGGCAAACGAAGAGACTCGCGACAAGCTCACCGGCCAGATTAGCTCGACGCCGGGCGTGCTCGTGACCTTCCGCGAAAGTGGCATTTACGACACGACCGACCCGCAGGAGCAGTTCTATCTCGATCAGCATCCTGCCGTGCTCAGCGGCGACGAAGGTCATGCCGCGTGGGAAAAGATGTATCTCACGCCTGCTCAGCAACTCGACCGCACGACGACGCGCCTCGCCGACATGCAGCGGCAGTTACGCGAAGGCAATGCGCTACTTGACGCGGTGAAGACCCGCGCGGCCACGCCCCCCGGCCCCGGACAGAAGCCGGAAGTGAGGCAATAAATGGCTTGGACCTGCGGGTGCGGACGTGAGACGAGCCGGGGATGCACGACCTACGACCTCAAGGGCGTGCTCGTGAAAGAAGTTTGCCCCGGCTGCGATCCATCGAAGTTCGAAGGGCCGATCACCGACCCCTCGGATAACAAAATCTACACCGGCCCGCAGGCCATGCCGACTCTCTACAAGCAGGATGCGAACGGCGTGTATCAGGCCAAGGACGAACTCATCTCTGACACGGTAGAGAAGTGGGACAAGGGGCCAACCGAGCGCGCAAAGGATTTGAAACGCGCGACCCGGCGCACCGAACCGCTCACTGCCGAAGAGCTGGAGAAAACGCGCAAGTGGGGCGTGGAAGTTCTCGCTCCGCTACTCCGCGCGCATGGCATGGGCGCGGTAGTCGGCGCAATGCAACCGAAGGACGCAGAGGTCGCGAGTGGACGATAAGAAACTCATCGCCGAGTTTGCGATGGAACAGAAGCGCACCGAGGGGCTCAATCCTCTCGACTTGGAAGACTCCAAGCGGCGTGTGCGTTCCATCCTGAAAACGGCAGAAGGACGCGAGGCGCTGCGGCGCGAGCTGGGATACAACTTTCTATTTGCCGACGAAGCGATGGACGACGGGCGACCGCTCATTAGCCTGCTCATGCCGACGCGATCCTCACCCGCCCCGGAGACGAACAAAGCGGTTTTCGAGATGCTGCAAGCCTCGAAAAATCACTGCATCGTTACACCCGCGCCGGGCATTTCTTCGAGCGTGGTGCATTGGGTGCGCAACGATTTGCTCGTGAAGTTGCGCGCGAGTGGGCAACCCGCCGACTTCGTTCTCATGATGGACGACGACATGACGCCGCCGCGCGACGCGCTCATTAAGCTCCTCGCACACATGAACGGCCCGCATCCGGTTGACATTGTGGCCGGAGCTTGTACGGTGCGCAAAGACCCGCCCTTACCTAACTTCCGCGTCTGGGTGCCCGAGCTGCGCAGCTATCGCACGGCATTCGAGTGGGAGTCAGACGGCTTGCTCGATGTCGCTGCCGTCGGCGCTGCCTTCATGCTCGTGCGCACGACGGTGCTCGACAAGGTTGGAGAGTATTACCTCAGTTGCCGCTATGAACGCGAGTATCTCGGGATGAGTGCCGAAGTTGCCGCGAAGATGGAAGCGGGACGACGCAAGCACGCGCGCGAGACGGGTAACGAATGGTGGTTTGAATTTCTCAAGCACCCATGGGGCGATGGCGAGTATGGCGAAGACCTCTCGTTTTGCTTCAAGGCGCGCGAGTGCGGCATCCCGATCTTCGTCGATACCACGGTGCGCCCCGGACACATGGGCTCGTATGCCTTCGGGCTCGATGACTATCTCTGCTATCAGAAAGAAGTTCTCGCCCGCCGCGAAGTGCAGTTGCAAGCCCGCGTGGAGGTTGAGGCTTGAGCCTAGTCCGCTACGAAGACATTATTTACAACCAAGATTTGACGCCGGTCAGCGCGGCAAATATTAGTGTCCTCGATTCGCTCGGCGCGCAAGCGGCGCTCTTCGACATCCTCGGCAACCCCATCGCGAACCCGACGGTCTCGGATGGGAACGGCAATTTCTTTTTCTATATCGACCCCGGCGTCTACACGCTTTTAATCAGCGGCGGGCTGACTCCGATCAGCCCCACAATGACGGAGCACATCACCATCCCCTCGGACGGCGCAGACGGTGCGACCGGGCCAACAGGACCAACCGGCCCCACGGGGCCGACCGGGCCGACAGGATTGACCGGGGCAACCGGCTCTATCGGACTCACTGGCGCGACCGGCCCAACGGGTGCGGCGGGAACTGCCGGTGCCACGGGCGCGACCGGGCCAACGGGTGCAACCGGCGCAGTTGGAGCA